GAATTATAACTGGTATCCCAACCGTACTTTAAATACAAAGTTGCACTAGAGTAGGCTTGAGAAGCAAATTGTATATAACCAAACTGGTTAACACTTATATTGTAAGCCGTGGGCAAAGGTTTACCATAGGTGCTTGTATCATCGTAACTGCCATCGGTAGTGTTCCCCGAATTCGTCCAAGTAAGGTTTGCATCGGTTGTAAATGTATTAGGTCTTACATTAACTTGTGCTTGCCATACAGTTGACCAAGCACCATTAACTCTGGCTTTTACCGCTGTGCAATTGGTCCAAACGCCTCCCACCCTAACTTTAGGCTGAGTGACATTGACCCAATTCCCACCGACACGAACCTTGTAAGCCATTCATTATTCCACTGGAGGTGCTAAAGGTGTTGGTGTAGCCCAAGGAAGAGGCAAAGAAACGACAGGCGGGTTCTTTTGGTCTTCAATTTGTCTATCGAGGGTGGCTTTTATTTCGTCCACATTAATTTTTTCAGCAACCCAACCCCACACTTGTTGAAAGGTCAAATCTTCATAAGCAGTGAAGGGGTCACCTTCAGCCCAAGTTACAGCACAAGAGCCAAAAGCGGTTGCATGGTAAGTGTCTTCCGAAGCATTCATACGCCAATAAATAGTGAAGACCACATCGGACTTCGATTCAAAAGTTGGATAACAATCCATTCTTTCAACGGTATCAACATAAACTTTAGACATCAGTCACTTCCTTTTTTTGTGCGTCGGCCTGGGCCTGAATTTCTTGTTGAAATTTTTGAACCAACAGGGCCACTTCCAAATAGGGCCTTTGCGTTAGAGCATTGAACACGATGTTCAATTCTGCCTCGGTAAATTCTAGTTTGAACGACATAACTCTCCTTTAGGGTTGAATTAGTATTGTAGCCACACATCGCCATTATTAATAGTCCCACCAGGCTCGCCTGATTGAACAAAAGTTTTAGGGACTCGATGTCCCCCATAATGCGTAAGGTCAGTGGTAGCGTTTATATGGCGAAGCATAGTCAAGTCACCTGACATATTAACTTGTAAGACATTTGCAGGTGCAGACCAACCGCCAAGCCTCAGAACATTATCAGGGTCTAGGCCAAAATTGACAGCGTATTGTGCTGAACGATGGAACGACATTGCGGCTGTTCCTCCGTCACTAGAATAGACTTGCAGTTGCATATTGTTGGTATTAGCAAGGTATACATTATTACCTTTATTACTTCTAAAATACATAATTCCATCGACTGTATCGCCATTCCTAGCAATTGCATAAGATGTGTAATTGGAGGAATCTAAAACTGTTGCTTCCGTTCCTGCTCCATTAGCCCCTTTATTACAATATATGGTTCCTGCATTCCAACGCATTTGCCAACCGTGTGAATTATTGTGGAAACCTGAAGTTCCCCCATTTTGGGCAATCATTAAAGAGACATTACCATTTGCACTCGTTTCAAACTCTAGTCCGCACCACCCATTTCTACTTCCTAAAACTTTCCACGAACCATAGGAAGATGAATTAGGTAAAAAGTGAGCACCATTATTAGGTGAGTAAAGACCCGTAAAGTTACTAAACTGTATCCACTCATTTGAATGTATGCGGTCTGTAGCCCTAACTGTTCCTGTAACATCTAAGGTATATTGCGGATTCGTATTGGCTATTCCGACCCTACCATTATGACGAATGACCATTCTTGTTCCAAAAGTATCAACACTATTGGAAGTATCAAAATTGATACCCATTCCATCGCCATAGTCCAACATTTGCAATCTGCCACCCCAAATAGATGGATAACCACCATGCCTAAATAAAATTTCGGGTGAACCGCCATAAAATAATCTTAACTGCCCTGTTAGTGTTCCACCTGTAATTGGTAGAGCATAAGATGAATAGTTTGAAGTAGTCAAAAACTCTACCCAAGATTGCCAAGTGCTGTCGTTTCTTCTTCTTAAAAAAGCCCTATCCGATTCATAAGGAAATGCTAATTGGGTTCTTCTTCCGTAATTATCACCAATGTTTATAGTTCTGATATTAGGCGAGGAAATAGGTGGAGTTCCCGTAGGAACGGGGTCAAAAGTCTTAAATGATTGCCCCCAATCTGAATCAATGTTTGAACTTGTTGTGGGATTTGCTACAACTGCATAAGATGAGTAATTACCAGCGTGTAAGACTTGATTACCCGCTTGTGTGATTGCACCTGTAGAGTTGATTGTTCCCGATACGCTTAATCCTGTAAGCGTTCCAACACTCGTAAGCGATGAAGCGGTAACATTACTTGCTAAGGTTGAACCTGTAATTCCTGAAGCGGGAACAGAACCTGCAGAACCTGTCGTATTTTGATTAAGCGTTCCAATCGAACCGCCCAAGGTTAAACTACCCGAACCTGTAACTGTCCCTGTTAGCGTTATACCGCTTACATTACCTGTGCCCGCAACGGAAGTAACTGTTCCACTATTGGCTGTTGCTCCTGCGGTAATACCATCAAGTTTTGTGGCATAAGTTCCTGTCATATAACCATTAACACCCGAAGACGCAGCAGGCATACTTATTGCGGGCGTAGCACCACCACTTGAAACAACAGGTGATGTTCCCGTAACAGAAGTGACTGTGCCTGAGCCTTTGTTGTTAAAAGTCGTCCAATCGGTAGAGGATAAATATCCATTAGCCGAAGCCGTTGCAACAGGGATTCCAATGGAGACGGCAGCCGAACCATTGTAAGAAGTTCCGCTTAAAGGCGATGTGATGGTAAGGGTATTAGCAACAGACCCTGCCGAGCCTGTGGTGTTTTGATTAAGCGTAGGGAAGGTGCAATTTGTTAAAGTTCCTGAAGCCGGAGTTCCAAGAGCGGGAGTCGTTAGTGTAGGTGAAGTAAGAGTTTTATTCGTTAGTGTTTGTGTGCCTGTTAAAGTTGCGACAGTAGAATCAATTGTTATTGTTCCGCTAGTGGTAATCGGATTAGCACCCCCAGAAACACTTAAACCCGTTCCTGCAGTAATCGAAGTTACCGAACCACTACCTGCAGTGGCTGCAGTCCACTCTACTCCGGTACCGGTAGATGAAATAACTTGGCCACTAGTTCCTGTAGAGCCGTTAATTTTAATTGGACCAGCGGTAATCTCTAGACCATTTTTAACTCTAAACTCTTTAGGATTAGTAGCCACAGTTCACTCTCCCCATGGATTATTTTTTATTAAGCAGTTGTTAACGAAAGACTTGTTCTCGTAAATACAACATTGTAAGAGTAACCAGCACCATTTACTCCGATAGCGGTAAGTGTAGTTAAGCCACTATTGGCATTAACACTTGCTGCAAAAGTTATAAAAGATTGGCTTTCACCCATTTCAATGTAGTTGAGGTCATAAACGGTAGGCTTACCAGTTACGCTCATCAATAATTTAACAACAGCACGTGCCTCAGCACCACCAGAATTTGTTAGTTGATAGACAGCAATTAGATACTCAGCCGCACCACCCGTAAAAGTATCAATCGTAGTGACTGCACCGGTACTGTTATTTACAGAAAGTGATTTAGAAACTTTAGTTTCTTCAGCAGTAACTAATTCACCCGTTGATGGTTTGAACTTTAAACGACTATCCGTAGTTTTAACGGCTTGATTGCCACTGGAAGTACCAACCCAAGTTGGGTAAACATAAGAAGAAGTCGTTGTGTCATTTGTAATAGCAACATTAGTAGCATTAGTTGCAGTCGTTGCAGTCGTAGCCGTAGAAGCATTACCAGTTAAATCACCGGTAATCGTACCAGCCGTAAAGTTTCCAGATGCATCACGTGCAACAATAGCCGAAGCAGTGTTCGCAGAAGTTGCAGTTGTTGCAGAATTTGAAACTTTGCCTGCAGTAGAAATAGTATTTAATTTAGTATCGGCAATAGAACCTGCCAACATAGTGTTCGTAACTGTAGCCGTGTCCGTGGTATAGATACCATTTGTAACACTAGAAGCATTACCGGCTAATGAAGCCGTAATAGTTCCAGCAGCAAAGTTACCCGAACCATCTCTCGCAACAATCGCTGATGCCGTATTTGCAGAATCAGCAGTCGTAGCAGAGTTAGAAACTTTTCCAGAAGTAGAAATAGTTGCCAACTTGGTGTCTACAATAGCGGCAGATGCATTAATGTCAGCATCAACGATGGTTCCATCAGCAATCATCGTGCTGGTAACAGTTCCCGTATCACCCGTTGTAACAACCGTACCCGTAGTTGCAGGTAAGGTAATGGTGTTAGTACCAGAAGTTGCGGCAGGGCTAAGAGTAATGGTTCCGGAAGTAGAGCCATTCAATAAAATATTTTTTCCTGAAGAAACGGAAACGTGTTCGGAAGAGGTCCAAGCATTTGTTGCACTTACCCAGTTAAAAGTTTTGTCCGTTGTGCCCTTAAGAGTAAGTCCACCACCATCTGCCGTTGTGTTGGTAGGAGTAGTAGCATCACCTAAGATAATGTTTTTGTCTTCAATAACTAAATTAGTTGAATTCAAATTTGTAGTAGTACCATTAACCGTAAGATTTCCGCTAATATTTAAATCGGTTAAAGAAACCGTAGAGGGAAGCGTTAAAGTAACTGTACCGGATTGTGCACTGTTGAAAGTTCCGTTAGCAAGAATTTGTTCTGAGGTACCCGTAACTGAGGTTGTTGCAGGAAGTGATACCCACGTACTATCTCCACGAAGAAAAGTAGAACTAGTTGCACTACCACTTGCCAAACGAGCAGTTGATACAGTTCCTGTTGCTAAATTACTTGCGTTAGTTGAATAGGCTTTGGTTGCAACATCCTGTTCACTAGTAGGGTCAGCAACATTACTGATTGCCGAGTTGTTGGCATCAAACCCGTATTTTCCAAAAAGTTTTTTATTAGTAACAGCCATGTCTTCTCCTATTCAAAGATGCTATACTTTAATATTTTAACATACACCAATCCACTGACTGGCGTGCCATATAACTTATAAGTTGTTACATTGTTTGATACTTGTGCCTCGACTGTAAAATTGCATAAAGGTGCGTCTAATTTAACAACTCTTGCATACTCAGTTAAAACGGCCTCAGTATCAGTAGCGGTTGTATAGCATAAAGTTAATATTTCTGATGACTGGTAGAGTCCACTTTCGTTTTTAACCTGAATTAAATACTTAGTTGTTGGAGACGATGGAGACAGTATGTCAAGTACGCTTTTGCTTGAAAAAGACTGTACCCCAATGCCAGTATAATGACCAACTGTGGGAATCTTAAATACATCAGATTCTGTAGCCTTTGTAATCCATTTATAACTATCTTGCACACTTAAGTCATAGATATAGGTTTTTTTCGTATCTAGGGCGTAAAGAATGAGTCCATCGGGTCTCTGCGGAAAGTAATAAGTCCAATTAGTTCCATCCCAATGAGCAATGAATCCCTTATAAGAACCCCAATCTCCCGTAGCATTATTGGGGATTAGGTATTTTTTACCCTTATCATCATTAGAATTTGCAAGGGTCGGCTTAATACCTGTAGTAGCACTCATAACGCTTAGGTTTATAAAAGCATCTAATTGTTTAAGAGCCGAATTCATTGCCTCTAGCCAACCACCCTCACCATAGATTGACTGACCGCCATAAAGCCCAGTTGAGGTACCAGTAATTTGACTCATTATCCACCCCAATTATTACCGTAGTTACTACCATATCCATAATCGTATGGGGTAGTAGATACGCTAAAAGTTACTTCTGATGGCGGAATAACATACTCAGCCTTAAACGTTGTTATGCTTTGAGTTATTATACCTTGTTCTGCTCGGTAAGGATTCTTATCGGCAGACCTTTCTTTTCGGCCTCTATCTGAAGCCACATTAATCCCACCAGTTTGAATCAATCTGAGGGCTCTATTTATTTCTTCTCTTGATGCTTCGTTAACTGAATGTATCATTAATCTTCCTCTGGCAATCTGTAAGCAATTTCCATAACAACTTTTGACGTTGAACCGTAAACCTCTATATCTAAATTATATCCAGTACGTTTTCCGGCAGGTAAATTGAGCCTTCTTGGTTTCTTATAAGTTTGTTCCATGACCACTTCACCAGAAATAATATAATCGCCATCAATGTATGCCTTTGCAACCACGTTTCCATTACCATAAAAATCAATATAGTCATAGACTTTTGTATCAAACGGATTTCCAATTTGCTGAACTCCGTTCTTAACCATGTTTGAGTCAATACGTTTGTATCCCGTTCTAATAGTCATGGGAATAAAATTATCGCCCGCAAATAATTGCCATATACTTAGACCCGGATTATCTTTAAACTTGGAGATATCATATATACCCTGCCTCACTTGGCTCTTAAACTCATTGTAGTTTTCCTGACTACCGTTTCCTTGATTTGCAAATAAAGCATAAACATTATCATTTTCATCGGAAATAATATCTACTGCGTTAATACCAAGTGTGGTGATTGGCAAACTTTCTACAGCCAAGTCTATACAAATAGCCGTATGACCGCTGAAATCATCAGATGGAGCATTGCTCCAAAACATAAAGTACTTTCCGTTCCATACAAATGAACGTATGGTATTGTTTATTCCAGTCAATTCTCTTATATCTCTAAATTTTGATATCTGTTGTTTGTTATTATCATAACCAAAACCAGAAACTAGATTGGCGTAAAAATAACTACCAACCGTTGGTATCCACCAAAATTTAAAATCCTCAGTTTGTTTAGAGGTTGCAGTAAAGAAACTTGGTTTTACTTTTCCCTCAGATATGCATTTAGCAACCTGACCATTCGTCAACATTAATCCACGTTTAGATAAATAAATAAGACCAAATGAAGTGGCCTGAACGCTATGCGGTGCAATACAGCCATCCTCAACCTGTGTCTTTGAAAGACTCATTTCTGTTGGCTTACCACCTTCTAGCCGATATATAGAATCCTCGCAAAGAATCATTAATGAATTAGCATAACTCTTTAGAGCCAAAGGCTTATAGGGTAACGTCACCATAAAAGTATCAGGGAAAGCATCTGGTGTTCCCATAGGGGTCCATCGAACAGCATTACCTGAGATACCAAAATACATACCAAAATGTTCAGTTAAGCCCGTCAAGTCCTTGGGTGGAGTATTAAACAATACATCAATCTCACCAAATGGACCTACGTCTGTATAGTATGAGGTTGGATTTTCACCCAAATAGGCTGTTGATTTTGAATCAAAATATAGGGATTCATGAATAGGTACTTTATCAACCAACTGATAAGTACCAGCCGTACCCGTTCTATAGATATTCCAATATTTATAATATCCATTTCTAGGAACCCATTTAGCAGTAGACGTTAGAGTTGCTGAGTTATCCCAATAAGGTGTATATCTTTCAATCTCTATGTATCCTGTACTTAGTGGTACGCCACTTGAATCATATTTTCTTGCCTTAAACAAACCATCAATGACTTGTGTTTCTTTGTCATAAGTTGCTTTTATAAGAATTGTATATATTTTAAGACCAACTTTAGCACCTGTTGATATAGTACTACTTGCAGTTAATACGTTACCGCCAGAGCCGGAGGTTGCCTGCACACCGGTAACCATAAATACTGGGTTATAGAAAGTACTGTTTATTAATCTTTCTGATGGATAATTCATGTTTACAGAGAGAGCATCATCAAGCAAATATCCACTTCCACCAGTTGCAACTGTTACGGAACTTTCAATAATAACTCCGGCAGCAACGGTAAATGTAACCGTGCCTCCAGTCCCAAGCGAAGTACCGGTTTGATTAAGTGCTTTTGTATAAGTTCCATCTACAAGTGGTTCAACATCAAAATCTGTATTTATAGCAAGAGGTCTAATGGCCCTGATTGCAGTTATCGCACCGGAACCAGTAGGTGTGGTTGCGTCAACATCATAATCGTCATCAGAAACATACTCATCTTTTTCTAGGATTTGAATTGATGGATAAGACGAGATATCTTTAGGTTCCTTAAATTGATTGCTAAAAGTCCCTGGTCTTTCTAAATTCTTAAACCAAGTGTATGGATTTACTCGGTTGTTATTACCAGCAGCGTTTCCTTGGCTAATATTGGTTAAAGCAATTCTTGCTCTAATTTTAATCTTGGCTGGCGAAACAGGTGAAAGATTATTGTAGATAACCTGTTCAATCTCACGTTTATTGTTATCCAGATATTTTTTGGAGTTTTCAAAATCGTCCGTAGCAAAAATATACCAGTCTTTTCCGTCATTAACGGAGTACTCAAAACCCACAAAGGTAGGGCCGTAAGTACCATCCACAAAATCAGTGTACGAGTATGTAAGTTTTATTGTATATGCATTAAAGGGATAATCCGGCTCACCAAACTCATCAAAAGTCATGGTGCCTATGTTTGCAATATTTACTATGTTTCCACTTGCATTTGTTTTAGCCTGACCATTAAATTCAAGTTTTAAATGTGAATCAAGACTTTCATCATACCAGGATTGCATATTATTAGCATTTGTCTGTGTTACGGTCAATGGCGATTCTAGTGCTTCAAGAGTTATTGCTACTTGACTCCAGTGACCAGCAGTATCTTTATCGTTGTAAATATAACCAGCAGAAAACTTAGCATTAGTATCATAAGATGCAGAATCATCGTCATCGCCTTTAAGATTCTGAGACCAAGTATAGGACTGATTACTGTATTCTCTTAAAAGTAACCAGTGTGAAAAATCAGAAAACCCAGAGGTTGGTGCACTTGGAATCGCAACATTAATGCTTTGATTAGCAGAAGCAACAATAGATGCTTCGATAGAGGGTTGGGAAAATTCCCCATACTCAGAGACAGCGATGACCCTATAGCGATAGGTACGACTCACAAGTGAACCAGGTGTACTTGCAATAGTTAAAGTAGGTGATGGTGGAACATAAACTTCACTTCTGTTAATTGGGTATAAATTTTGCGGAGATGATTGTCCTTCTATCGTATTATCTTTTGCATAAAAGTATACAGAATCTCCATCATACAAATTATTATCACTACCTTGTGGCATAAGTATTCGGGTACGTGCAATTTGTATATAACAACCATCTTCTACATTATTATTAGAATCTAAATCTGTTGGAGCAGATAGGTTGGCAATGTTGAATATAGTTGGAGATACAAAAATTACCTTACAGGTTTTTTTATAATAAAGCGGGTTAGCCCAACCAGGTCCAGCAAATACAATTAAATCGTCTGTTTTCAGTTTATGGGGAGTTGAAGTAGTAAATTGTACATGTTTGATGTTTTCAATATAGGACATTTTGGTTACAGTTATTTTGGGATTATGACTTGCCGTTGGATAAACGGTAAAACCAGAACTTATATTCTGAACGTTATCTTGGTCAAAATAACCATCGCTGAGTACATTTCTTATTACAACTCTTTCTTTTGTCGTATTAAAAGTATTACTAATAGGAGATAGGCCGCTTTCGTCAACCATACCGTTTACATCACGTTCATATGAATAAACGTAAGTATGGTCTGCTTTATCGAGTTGACTTGCTATATCGTCAAACAACGTAGAGTCTTTTTTGTTTTCTCCTGAGTCTACAAAATTGGTTGATTCTGAATCTCCAATTCTCTCATATCCATCTCCAGAATCCCTGTAGATTGAATATTTACTAGCACCCTTGACTCCATCAAATGTAATGTCAACTTCGCCATCTTCTTCGAGTTGGTTATATCCATACTCATCGGAAGGATGTTGCCAACCATCTTGAGTTAATGCTGAAATTCTATATCTATACAATTGAGCCTTTAATTTTCCTTGAGATATCTTTTTGGGTTTAATTTCAATAGCCTGAACTGTTAACGGTTCATTGAAACCTACAGTTACAGATGATTTAGGTTTATTAGTACCAAGTGGAACCATGTCCGAATCGTTTACAATCTTTCGGGGTCTGAACCCATCGCTAGTAAAAAGAATACGTTCTTGGTCTTCAATAAATTGATAAACATAGTCCCTGTACTCATCTGAATAAACCCATTTACCACGGTACTTAAATATCTTTTTGGTTGTAGATGGACTTACAACTTTATAGAAAATAGGTTCTTTAAAGCCATTAGAAAAACCACTTCTAATATCAACGTTATCTAAAACAGTAGCAAACTTTTCCGGTAATAGACTTTTATCTATTATCTCGTTGATACCATTTGAATAGTCGATGCGAAGGGTTTTTCTTAACATTATCAAGCACTTTGATTAGAATAACGTACGCCAATAATGAGCCAGTTTAGACCCAATGGGATGTACATATGGGAAGAAGAACTTGCTGTATATAAGTCAACATAACTTCGGTATATTCTTGGGCTCACTTGCTGACAGAAAATAGTCTGAGTTTGCGTTGATGGTGTTGCAGAAGAAATGGTAGAGCCGCTGCTTCCTGCACTTGCAACCCATATACATTCGGATGCTTTAGCGGGGGTATTCTGGGTACCTGATACATAACTAGGAAAAGGAATTTCTTTGTGTGTTGGAATTGTTGAGGATGTTGCTGCAATGGGGTCGTAGTAACCAGATTTCTTTGCAATATTAGTTGATGTTCCAGCAGAAGAACCAGCAGAAGCAATTGCCTGATTAACTAATTGACTAATGGTAGAAGCAAGAGAATCTACTTGAGAAATAACATAAGTCTGAGTGGCTACCTGTTGATTAGAAACTGTTACATTCCCACTAAAAGCAGGATTATTAATTGGGGCAATGCTAGGTGCAGTAACGGAGCCAACAAAGTTTGCACCGGATAGTTTTGCTAGACCCCCGCCCGTTTCTCCAAGATTGTAAAGAAAGTCCCAAGAACCGCTATTTCCAGTTGCATAGTTCCATTCATAGACTTTATTAGTACTATTGTCTTGCCATACCCAGCCCCTAAAATCATTAGTAAACGTACCAAGTAAACCATTTGCTGAGGTCATGTCTGAATAGGCCGGAGAGCCACTGTCTTTAATAATTCTGTTTCCAATAATTTTAACAGCCATAATTACTCTGCCCTTCTTGTGTTAGGTTGTGGAGTTTGAATTCCAATGAATTGATTAAATAATTGCATATACATTAATGATTGTTCTATGTCTTGTTTATCACCATCAATCATAAAAAGCCAAGATGCAGCAGCATATTTTATATAAATGTGATGTGGCAACGGGATGCTTGAGTCAACTGTATCTGCTAATAGAGACATAATTAATGGATTCTTAACATAACCAAGTGTGATATTTTTGTTTGATGTTGGATAAGGAGTAACTTTAATTGATTTACCATCATAAACAAGCCATCTCAATGGAGTCCCAGTTTTTGTTTCCCACTGTGGATTTTTCATTTCTTCTTCTTGCTTTGATGTTAACAAAAGAATTTTTGAATTATACTTACATCGTTCTAATGTAAGATAATCATTTACTGGAGCCGAAGTTTTACCATAATCATCAATAACACGGGTCTCTTCTACGTAATTACAATTAGTTAGTCTGCAATATGTTTGTATTGCATAATTAATACCAGAAACAACATCGTCTTGAGACCAAGTATTTGAAACATCACTTGAATCCCCAATAAGAAGTCTTGTTTCTTCTATCAATTGTGATAAGTTTTTAGCAGCAATTTGATTAGCCATTATTACCACCCATAAGGATTATAGATACCATTTTTCCTTCTTCCGCCAATAGGGTTTGGCTTCATGGTAAGAGTTCCACTGTTACCTAAAATGGCAATTGATTTAATATTTGATATTTCGTTATTACGTTGTATTTTATAATTTTGTGCCATTTGAAGGTTCATTGCTGGTCCAGGTATTATATATATTTCACTTAAGCAACCAAATAAGATAGCCTCTTCCGCATCAGGTGGTAGCGTTATATCAAGTATTTCACCCTGTGGAATAATAGAATATTTTACCCTCAAGTTAGCACTTGCTTTAGTAATCGGATAGATACGTAATTCATTCTTTAAAACATCAAATCCCCAGTGTGAAGCAATGCCAATTTCGTGCTGTTCATTGACCTTATTGTTGATATCTATGATATTTACTTCTTCTAGTATTTTATATTTTCCATTTGATAACTGAAGTTCAACCATATGGACTCTGTTGATGTCGTATCCTGACTTTGAAATTGTATAAGTATTGGCATTGGCAGAGACGGTTATACTTGATTCATCTTGCAAAATCATCGTTTGACGACATAATCGCCTAATGCTTTCCTGCATATAAAAGTCAATAATACTATCTTTCAGGTCGGGTCTGTGAAGTCTTACTTGACCAAGCAATGACCTAACATTAATCATACCTCTCCCAATTTAGAAGTGTTTATATATTTAATAATAGCATCCGCAATTTGCTCTTTACTCATAAAGCGAACCTTACCGGGAAGCGTAATGTTATCTTTTTTTACTAACTTTAATAACTCAGGAACACTTAAGTTTTCTATGTCTTTTATGTTCATAATAAATCCTTAAAAGAATATGGGGGGCAAAGCCCCCCAATATCCTCGATTACTCTGAAAATTACGCAGAGTACACAGGTAGAATAACCAAAGATTCAGGTTTTACGATTTTGAAACCGAAAACTTGAAGACCTTTGACTCCGTAACCAAAACGGTCCGTCAAGGGCAGCATTTCATGTTTAATGAATTGCGAAGCAAAGGTTAAACCACAGTTGTGACCCACAATAACAGGGCACTGTTCGCCAGACTCAAACTTGTTGGTATCACCATCACCAACAGCATTAGTGGCGGAATTAGGCAGATTGTTGGAGACATAAATGGTCATTCCATCAATTTCACCAATTTGACCATTGCGCATGGGCGAAACAGAATCGCCAGTAATTAAAGCACTCTTCAAGTCAGAGTTCTTTAACGTACGAGCCATACCCGGATTCAGAACAACAAAACGTTTTCCATCACGGGGAACATTTTGCTCATCTAAGGCCTGACCTGCTTCCAAAAGTTTATCTACGACAGTAGCAGCACCACTGTTGTAGTTAAAAGAAGCAAGTTGTTTAATTTCACCACTTGTAAAAGTGGGTGAAGTTTTGCTTGCAGCAGCAAGAGCGGCAAGAACTTGTTTGTCAATATTAATTGACATCTGCATAGCAGCGTCTTGAGTAGTCATGTCAATAACATTCAAATCAGACATGAATTCATCAATGTAATCAACCGAGAAAGCATAGTACTTTGCTTGGTCAATGGTTAAGGTAATATGGTCCGTAAAATCAATAGCACCCGCAGTGCCTAGTTGGTCATATTCAACAGTAGCACCACTAGTCGTCCAGTCTTTAATCGTGACAGTAGGAACAGTGCGAATAATAACTTTGTCGCCATATGAGGAAATCTCGCCTTCCCAATCGGTGTTAGAGATAGCGGGGACGACTGCGGTTGAATAGAACTTCTCTTGCAACTTGGCAGAGTAAATCTGCGGAATAAAATTTTTGGCTGAAAGTACAGCCTTTGGAGTGTAAGCCATTGTAAAATCCTTTTAATTAAGTTTTAAATTGTTTTGAGAAAAAGTTATCGGCTTTTTTCATAAGTTCTGCCCGTTTCACTGGGTCTTTTACTCTATGAATATTTTGCGATATCCTCATGAAATCAACTTCTGTAAGTTCTTCGACATTTTCTAAACGCATGTTTGAACTTACGCTTGGAGATGTTTTAACTCGCATTTCTGCAGGAGCGACTTTTTTTACAGTTGTTGGGACGGTAGTTTTATTAGTAGATAATTTATAATCATCAAAAACTTTAATAACATCATTGACATCAAAAGGAATAGTCCCTTCGTAAACACCCCTGTAAATACTTGGTGCAGAGCCATAAATCCATTCTTTAAACTCGTCAGAAAGCCTCACATCATCAAAATCGGGATGAACCTGTTTGATTTGCTCGTCTCTTTCATTAATTTGTTTTCGGATTTTAGACTCATCAAGTTCGGCTTTAATGGTATTAACTTGGTCTTCAACAGTTTTAAACTTGTTGTTTAACTCGTTTTTTACAACTAAAGCCTTTTTTTCAGCGATTCTAGCGGTCTTGGGAAACTCTGCTTCCCAATCACTAACCTCATCGTTGGTAGTGTCCATGTTAAAAAGTTCTGATAAATTATCAGTATCTACATTTGAAACCTTTTGGTTTCTAATATCTTCTAATTCCCGTTTAATAGACTCATTTTGTTCCAAAATATCTTTCAAGGTTTTCTCGTACTCAGAGCGTTCTTTTTGAGCAGCATTCATGGCTTTTACAGCAGATTTATACTTAGATTCTGAAACCATTGCATCCTGTGGTTCTTGGATTTCGTTGGCACTAGAAGTTTCAGATGCCACAGTTTTTTCAATAGTTTCGGTTTCGGTATTATATGCTTTGCCAATCGAATTAGGCAATTCAATGCTTGTTGATGGTTTTTGACCATCGTGAGCAGTGAGTTCACCACTTGCCACAAGTTCAGCAATTGCTTCATTTGCACTAGCAGAGTCTTGTTTTATTTTTTCGAGTCTTCGGTTCATAGTTTACTCCTGACGGTTCCAATGGAACTTGGTCCTAATGATTCACGCTCACGAGATTGTGAGTTGGTGTCTAATTGTTTAATGCTATCTTCTAGGCAACATATTTCACGCAAAGCGGAAATATAGCCACGAATACGTAGTACTTCATCAAATGAAGTAACCATTTCAAGTGACTCTCTCTTTTGTTCAATAAAGAATTTTAATAATTCTTTCATTTGAGTCCAATGCGGAGAGAATACAACAGGTTTTGTATTTTCTAAAAGTTTATCAATATTGCTCATAAGTTTAATAGTATCACGTTATAAAATTTCATTTTCATCAATTTGAACGGGTTCTTGTGAGGGGTCACTGGGCTGCTGTTGAATATTTTGAGTCATGCCATCCATGGGATTGCCCATATTTTGATTCAAATCCGTAGATTGCATTTGTTGAGATACATCACCAACCGAAACGGGAGATGGACTTACACCCATTTGTCCTTGTTCAATCTGATTCTGGGCAGCACTATTAATTTGTTGCGATGCCATCATTCTTTCTTCATTATTTGTTTCAGAAGAACGAGATTTTAAGTCTGTCAAAACATCAGTAATTGACATCTCCTTCATTTGTTCAATGGCTTCTGTCATTGAAGGAGTCATTGCATCTTGTGACATCATAACAAGTTCGTAAATAGCCGGATAGGCTGGGCTATTGGGCTCAGTGTTAGTAAGAATTTGCAACAAAGCATCAGGTCTAGGAGTCTCTGAACGCACTTTAGGCGCGGCTTGTTGTGCTGCTTCCGCTTGTTGCTTAATCATCATTTCCATAATTTTTGCAGCCTCTTCGTCTGAATTAACAATCTCAGAGCCATTAAATCCATGTAGGCGTATCCATTCCTTCAGAATAGCAGGCTTATTGATAAAAGGTTTGTAGTCTGGGTCCATCATAATTTGCGAGAGTTCTTGCATGTTTGCAAGTTTAGATTCGGTATTAACAAGTTCAGTAACTCCTCCTGCGGAAATAGAAAAATCACCCTTCATATTTTCATTAGTTGAGTACTGCATATTCCAATCATAAATTTTTCTAATAAGAGGTTTTGTAATAAAGTTGTCAATGTTAAAAATAATGCCCTTAATGTAAGAGTTTGCTGCGTTAAAAAGCATACTCATTCCAGAAGCCGTACGATTATGTTGGCCCGAAGCCGTGCCCGCAAAACCCTGAGTCATATCAGGCATTGAGGTCACTTCTTGGATAAAAAGTTTGAAATTATCTTGAAGAAGTTTTAATTCTCCAAGGATACTAGGAGTTTGTACAAATTGAACAGGTGGTTGGCTCATTCCTTCCATGGATTTTACACTCCAAACACCCCAAGGCTTAAGTCCATCAAACTTGAATCCATTTACCATGCGACTCGTGTCATAAATAACTTGAGGACCCGCAGCGATACCCATATTATCAACCATTGCACGCGCGGAAGCATTAACAATTTCCTGTGGGTCACGCATCTTTTCAGGTAGGCTTCTGCCCCATATACTGTAAAGTACTCTTTCGTATGGACAAACCATAAAAGGTAATGAAGGATTTTCCAAGCCAGAAACGGCAATTTTGATGCAATAATTTCCAACCGACCAAATACAAGTCATAACAGGTTGATTATCTTTTCTGTCTTCAATGGCAAAACCTGCTTTTCTTAAATCATCAGGTTGCATCCAACCCCAATGTTCATAAGCAACATAACGGTCATAATGATTCATTTGGTTATTATTCTTATTCAAAGAAAAAACTCTAGACTCCCAGGGCTCGGCTGACCAATTACCTTTAGGGTGAGCCTCAACTACTTTCATAATTTCTTTTTCGTCAAAATCTTGCTGTTTGGCTAGTTGCAATAGTTGTGCTTGATTAAGTACATGACGCTGTATAGCCCACATAGCATCATCAATGTCAAAAGCAGCAGGGTCTGGATAAAACTCATAGGGCGATACTACATCTACGTCTGCTCTAATATCTTCTTCTTGCGTCATATCAAAGACACCCATGGTCTTAGACTTAGACCATTTATTTTTTTTCTTTCCAGAGGCAAATGGTCCCTTAATAACTGCTGTACCTGAAATAACTAAATCAAGAATGGCTCGTGAAAATTTTTCGTTCCAATTGGCTTCAATCAAATCATCTGCAATTCGTACTCGCATGGTATCGCAAGCAATATTAGCCATAACAATTTTTTCTTTAATGGACGGAGGAAGAGCAGGATTTCTTTCTGCCTCTTTTGTATCAGTGATACCCAGAGAAACAAGTATAGGTTCTGGTGTTGGCTTAATTGACCAAGGATATCCATTTGGTCCACACATAGTGGTCATAATTTGAGAATACGCAGACATGCATTTCATTTGAGTAAAATTCAAGAAAATTCCAGAACCATTTGGATTATCATCACTGGTTGCATGAGATAAACCATCAAATTGCATTTTACTTTCAATCCATCTCTGTTCCTGTATTGTTCTAAGATTTTTTACAGAAATAAAACGATGATGAATAAGCCTAGCCAAATCACTAGTTTGACTTATCGGTTGTCCTTCGTTGAGGTCAACAATTTCCATTATAAACTCCTAATAGCCAATCCGTTTGTTAATAGGCTTCCACTCATAGTTTACCAAATGTTTTTCAATAATGTGGTTTCTATGGTGAACTTTATCCCAAGAAGTAACACAATACCTAAACGCATCCATCAAATCATCTTCTTGTTTCAAAATATCTCCATTAGGTTTAAATCTATATAATCTCATTTCCTTCAATGTTTCTATGCAAGATTCAAATATATATAATTGTTCTGCGGCTATTTTTGACCTTATAAAAGATATGCCGTAATTTACCCTATTATCAGCAATAATCAATTTTTCTTCACCAAGTATGTCCTGATAAAGTTTAAAAGGCGAGTCCCCCGTTGCAATAGACCTTTGCCTGGAGTTGGGGTCTATGGAGAACTTGCACTCCCAGTCACGTAGTCTATAGGCATGATAAATAGAAGTCTCACCTGATTTTTTATACTCTTGGTATATGTATCCAGTATTACTTTGTGGGTCAATAGCCATCACTACAGCACAAGTAGGGTGGGCAATACCCACATCCAATCCACCAATAATTTTCCAGTTAGGGTTGATTTCAAAATCCGGAACAACATATTCTTCTTCGTCAAATTGATACACTTTTCCTGTTCCAACCGTTGGTTTTCCAAATTTACGACTATCTATTTCGTGGGGTCCTAGGCCAGCCAACTGTATCCTTTTATCATCTTCCGATAAATGAGTTACGTCATCCCAAGTTAGATAATGTACGCCATATATACCATCTTTGTTGTTTATCATTTCATCGCACAAAGGAGTCACTCCCCTTAATGGTGTAAATGTTAGAAACACGTACCCAGATGTTGCAATGGTACGCATCTTGGCTTCTTTAAAAATGTCTTCGGGCGGTTCTTCATCACACCAAACAAAATTAACCGAAGAACCTTGAAATTTTTCTCGACCTTGGTCATAAGAAAAGAACTGAATAGTACTATTTTCTCCCGATTTGTGCTTAATTCTTGCAATATCAATGGCTCCTGGAATACCACTCTTTCTAATAGGGTCGCCAACCAAGCATTCCCTTGGAATTAGACCCGTACCCCATTCGCCAAGGGGTCCAAAGAGTTTTTCTTGCAAGGTATCACGTACACGAGTCGATGATTCCCCCGCTACCCATACAGTGACAGGTTTATCGTATCTTACACCCTCGTACCAGTCAGGATAATACCCCGTTAGATGGTAGGCACAAAAAGCAGAACCAACGGTTGTTTTTCCAGATTGATTTCCACCAAATAAAGCCACAATTTTATGTTTATCGTTGATAAATTCTCTTTGTTTTGGGTAGGGATTAAATGTCTTTAACTTATTTTCACGATTACGCCTATTTATTTCGGCTTCGTACTCCATAAGTTTCTGTATTTCCATAATTTCTTTCATAAGTACCTGTTATTATCTAAGAAGGGTCGAGTTGGCACTCAACCAAAAAGGATTTAACATGAAATACTGCACTAAATTCAGTAAGGAACCAAAGCCTGCGAAAGAATTTTCGCAAAAAACCTTCCCTGCAATGGGCAAAAAAGGTAAAGGATTTGTTTCTCGTCCCAAAGGGTACGAAACGACAGAGGGATAATTCCCAACATCGTTTAAGAACGAAAAGGGTGGGGCTTTTGCCCCACTTTTTTTATACATTTTCATCTGAAGCATTATTTTCCTCTAGGATTTCCGTTTCTTCGGGAGGTTTCCAACCTTGTTGCGAAAGTTCTCCCTTTATTTTTTCTAACAGAAGATTTCTACGCTCGTTTAATTCTGATTCAGATAGTGTTTTAACATCTGTTTCAGCGCGAAATACCTGCTTGTCCTGAAAACGTTGATTCATTTGTGCGGCTCTGCGAGACATAGCATCATATTTTAACTTTGCAGCAGGTACTTCTTCAGGAGCATTGACATACATAGCCGCCATAAGGGCTCTGTCTCCAAGTGAGTGTCCACCTGCTTCTTCTGCATACCTAAAGTCATCATGAAAGTCTGGGTAATTTTTAAACCAATAATAAACTTTACCCACGGAAGGTGCACCGGGTTGGTCACAAAACATTTTTAAAGGATTACCGTCACTCACCCACTCAATAATTTTTTTCATGATGGCTTGTCTAGTGTAATCAACACCATTGATATTCCACATTTCTTCGTGTGCCATAGTTTTTTTAACCTCAATACGTTTTAAATAACCTTTTAATGTATTAGTTTCTTTCCGTTTCTTTAATTTCTTTATGTAGTTCTTTTGTGCTTGACTCAACTTGAACTTGTATTTCCGATATCTCTTGCATGTTCTTTTCATATCCAACTTCCTTTAAAATGCTAGATGATTCACCCAAAGTTTTAAGCAATTGTTCTTTGGCCTGTTCGGCTCCAGTCACACTATTAAGCGATGTAATTGCCATAGTAATATCTCGCACAAAAGCCGTGTACGTCTTAACGTACTCAAACTTCTTAAGTTCTTCTAGGTTATCTTCTACTCTCTTCTCTCTGCGACTGGTCTCATCAGCCACTGTGGTCAGCATTGCATTAAACTTTTCATATTGTTCATCATTCATAACTACACCAAATCCACTATCTTCTTGTATAGGTTTATGTATCAACTTCTCAAGAAGTTCCCCGATTTTTTTATAACTCCTATATATAGCAACCTTTAAGTTCTCCTTTAGATACCCAAGAAGTAACTCCATTTTTTTTATCATGTCAAGTCTCCTTCATTTTTAATTCCTAATTTTTTACACCACATATCATGCTCTGAGGTATCTCTATATTTTTCATTACAGTCTAGCAACAACAGATGTACGCACATAACCAAGTGTACATATATTTCTAGTAACTCCTCAAGGGACTCATCGTCAACACCTTGACCATCAGCCGGAAACTTTTCTTTTGCGTGCTTTAGATACTCCGACATACCCTCATGGGCTTCTGAGTCTAACTTAGCCCAGTTCTTTTTCATTTTCTAAATTCCTTATGATGGGTAATTCTTGTGGTTGCTTTTTAAACGTTCTCCTGATTCTTTGCCTAGTTGTACTAAATTGATTGTAGTAAAAAATATTAGGAACAATATTTACTTTACCCGTTTCTAGGGTAGGGGCTACGGTATCAAAAGGAATATACTTTTGTTTTTGAAATACAAAAAACTCTACGCTTTTATGCTGTAGGTTTTGGGCTACGGCTTGCCGGCTCACACCCCTCAAGCGTGCTAGTTCAGATTGCGTTATAAGCCCAATAAAGCCATTCGTAAAGTCGTGTAGGGTAATCTTGTGCCAAAGGTCATCATTGATGGGTAAAAGCCCTGTAGCGAGTTTTTCTGATGGTTTTAAAATCTTCCTTAACGCCACAGGAGGTATCTGTTCTAGCAGGGCCTCTATCTTAATCGCCACAGCCATTTCTACGTTTCTAAAAGCAGCGTCAAAAGTTTTGCTTATAGAATAAACAAAAGGTTTACTTTCGGAATCAAAGACAACTACTTGATGATTGGTATCAATCACATCGTGTCTGAAACTTAACTTAGGGCAAGGTTTGATAGACATTACTTTTTCTCTATAAGTGAAATATGAATTTTACCACCACAGTTAACATCATAATTTAATGCAGCCTGTAGTGCGGTGCGGATTAACTCTTTTCCACTTTTATTTCTGGAAACGTAGGCAGCCCCCAGTGCAAAAGATTCTCCACTACCTATAGCCACAAAAGTAAAATCAGGAATTTGTACGACAGAAAAATCACTGCCAACCCGGTAGATATTATTTTTAAAAATAATTAGGATATCTATGTCGTAGTTCTGGGGTTCTCCGCCCTCATCCTTTTCTTCTTTCCAAGCATCCGTAATCACGGCTCGTTTAATAAAATCGCCGATTTCAAAAGCCGAGGTCGCACCTTCGATAAGTTTACTGTTTGCCATAATTAAACTATCCAACCGAGCCGAGCCCGCACAGCCAATGTAGATGCTGAACTTAGAGCCCTTACTCCTGAGTAAACGCCACTTGTTACCGAGGTCGTATTTAGGTCCGTTTGAGTAGGTAACCCTTGAGTCGCTACCCAAGTGAATACCGATATCGTCTTTGTATGCAGCAATTACAGTCATGAATATAAGTATATATGGTATGTCAAGTGTTATTTCTAAATTTCTCTGTAAAAAAAAGACGGAGGTCTTTTACCTTGGCCCACGTCTTGGCTGTGGTCCCTTCCCCCCCTACCTAATATAAATGATTAATTATCAATAGACCAAAAGCAAAAGCAACTGATTACCGATTTTCCCCCTTCGGGTGAAAGTTTGCTTGTGTAAACTCTCACAAATCTCTTGGATTCTGAATCATCCAATTGTTTGTTCTCTCAATTGATTCAGGTACACTAGGAGCCACACATGGCACTCATCAGAAACTTAGTTGTTCCATCAACCGTGATGGTATCGACTAGCACTAACGGCAGCACTGCCGGTAACCTTTACAACGGAGAGTCCGGTCTTAACCTCGACGCTATCTCCGTCTCAAAGAACAATGACGCTGTTGAGACTATGAACCGTCTCATCTACGCAGCCAATCTGTTGATTGGTCTTAACGAAGAAAAGCCAGAACTGGCAGAAGGTGCTACAGTTTTGGGACTCACTTTACCTCGCGTCCTTTCTCAAATCGTGTTTACGCTTACGGGCAATCCACGTAAAGACTCACGACTTGCAGTTCTTAAGAATCAGACGCTCGCTGGTAAGTTAGTAGAAAAATGTCCAAGCCTTCATCATCGAACAGGCAAGGTAGACATGGCTCCGTTCTTAAGTCTTAAGAAAGCGGAGACTGATGGTTCCACACAAATTCCTTCAACCCTATTCAATATTGGTAAACTGAATCGCACCACCAAAGACAAGCCAGTCGGTGACTCTATTGCTATCGCATTGGCTATTGTTGGTGGAGAGGTTGATAAAGATAGAGTAATTACCAACAGTTATAAACAGGGTCTACCTAAAGCCGGTTCTACCTTCACACCTATGGTGCTCGATGTAGAAGCCGGTCAGAAAATAAACGTAGTTCGGGAAGCACACTTTAAGTTCGCTAAGTCGCTTCCTAAAGGTATCCCGAACCGTTCCACACCAGCAGGCTCCAAACAGTTCCAGGCCTGGCTGTCGGAAAACCTACCCACCCTCATGTCAGAGATGGTAGTGACAACAAAGTCCAAAAGTTAATTAACCATACAACCTAGAGACGGGGGGCTATCACCCCCCTTATCTCTCAAACCTTACGAGGTATCTATGAAAAATTTTCGCCTGTATTCAGAACAAGTTCTCCGTATCCTTACGGACAAACTGTCCACCCAACAAGCGTGGATAGAAGACCCAAACTTCCGAAAAATCTATACCCCAGTCAACGTGGTATTAGAGTTGAAGGAAGGTTGGAAATACTTCAACTCGGTTGACCCCTCAGTCTCGCTAATCCAAGTTCATCTTAAGTTTGCAAGCATCGTTGCGCTCATAGGTGAGAAAGGACAACTCTTTGAGTTTACGCGAGAAGAGAATAGAGAGTTCGTTGATATGATTAGACTGGCTATCGAACATCACAATTACCGTGTCCATTACTGGCACGGCAATGACATGTCCGAAACAGTTGGTTTTACTGTTACTAAACGTTAATGGAGTCAACCATGAGTATCTCAATGTATTAATACTTAGAGGTTAACCTGAACACCACACAATAAGCAGTCTGTCCGACTGCATCGTCACATTAAAAGGGGGCTCCCGCGTCCAAGGGAAAGCCCCCTTTTTTTATGTTCGTTGTGTAGCCAGAAGTTCCGGCCCCGGTTGTTACTACTTCAGTTACAAACATAAAGGTGAGGGGCTATCATAGAATGCAACCTAGCAATGCAGTTAACTTGATAACGCTCACGCGACTTAATATCCAATCTATGAATGCATAGCAATGCCATTAGAGGGCAGAGGAATGTTATACCCTGTTAGGTATGTCCTATGAAGCAGAGGCACCCTGTAGGGCACTATAGAGAGGAATTAGGGGTATTGTTTTGCACTGTGTAGACAGAGAGTGTGCTTTATTATGTCAAGTATCCAAAAAAACAGTTAAGAAGTCTAGGTTTTTTAAAAAGTATTATCTTTCCTATATAGAACGCTTCTGATTCATCAACAGATAAATAAAATATAGGTTAAGTAAGTTTACATTTATAACAAACTAATAAAATGACTATAAGTAACTTATAGAATTACTTATATATATACTTATATAGAAACTTATATAGTTACTTATATATACTTATATGAATACTAATAAGTAACTTATATAGATACTTATAGATATATATATATACTTATAAGATTTACTATTTAATTGTATGTAGATACATATATATTATATATAAGGAGCCGAGAGAGGCGAAAAAAGGGCGAAAAAAAAGCGAAAAAAGAAAGTTCTTGACAGGTTTTTGAAATCGTGAGAAACTGATTTTCGGTTCGGTTTTAACGCTAAACACTCTAAGGAGAATAGTATGGCATTACTTAAATTACAACCTAAAAACATCACTTGGTTTAAACGAGATGCTAAAGGTAGTAAATCATACAGAAGAATTGATAATGTTATAGATATCACCCCCGAAAAGGCTATGTCTATTCTTACAACAGAGACCGACCAGGGTTACTCAGATGAGATTATCTATTTCTGTTATAAGGTATTACTAGATAATGGATATCTAAGACAATTAAGAGACCATAATTACAAGAGACCCTTACTAGCAAGGGCACTAGAGTTAAGGAAACAGGGAGTTATTTAACTTAAGTTTTATAGGAGGCTATATGCCAAAGCAATACTATGTAGTTCATAGAGATACAGGTGTTCTCTATTACAAACAAGGATTTTACACTTTGTTTGATGTGATGGAACACTTTATATGTGATTCAGAAAGCACTCCAGATGAGATAGATAACTTTATCTCTATGGGGGTAGATACTTTTTGTAATTCTTTTATGACCAGCATAGGTCTACGAGTTACCAATCTAAGACTTAATAGCAATGCCTTGGAGAATAGTTTATGAGTTTGTTCAATAGAGCATATTACTTTATTCTCACTTTAATTGAACACCTTACTCGATAGGAGAGCCGATGGATATACTAATAACCCTAGTGTTTGCAATAGTTACATTCTATACACTAAGTAAGATTATCGACATATGTTTTAACAAAAAGGAGAGCCAATGAAAAGCACATATATAGTAAAAATTAAAGAAAAGTTATCTCTACCTGCTGGTGCTTATTACATCGGCGACCCTTGTTATATATTAACTGCAGAAGTATATGACAGAATCCTAATGCCTGCTTCCTACGAAGCAGAAAGAAATAGGCGAGATGCTTATGAGTTTTACAGCAACCCAAAAAATGAATATACTCAGCGTGGTGTTGTTATGCGTACGCTTCACGGAGATGGTTGTTTTACAAGCAATATAGGCTTCACTTTTCCCGTAGACTCAGGGCAAATTGCCTGTATTGATATCGCTTCTATTGGAATAAGAGAACTTATTCATAGTGGTATCGACAAAAAATGTGTGTATCTTTATACCGCTAGTAAACCCTTTGATTGTGTTCGACACGACAATGGGGTGCTTAGATTCAATAGTGTTTCTATTAACACAAGTGATATGGAGGAGAGCCAATGATTGATATGGGTGCATATGATTCTATCGTAGAAAGAACAATATCAAGTAAAGAAGAACAGGAGACAGCATCTGCAAGATTTAAAGAAAGAGTAAAGAAAATGTTGGAGGAATTAGATTCAAAGGAGAGCCAATGAGAAAAGATTTAACTTACATTACCATTCCTATTTACCACTCTGAAATTGATAAAAAAATAATCATAGACCGAGAACTAATGATTCGAGATTTTGAAGAACAAATTGACCGCATCGAATTAAAACTAAAGGAGAGCCAATGAGCAACGATAAAACAGAACATAATGGTTGGACAAACTACGCCACTTGGCGAGTCAATCTTGAAATGTTTGACGCCCCCGACTATTCGTGGGACATTACTGCCGATACTGATGTTCACGAACTCGCACAAAGATTAAAAGATTCTGTGATATGTTTTGTGGACGAAACTTGCGAACTTGCTACTACGAGAGGTTGGGCAATAGCATTTGTAGATGAAGTTAATTTTTACGAGATTGCCAAGCACATGATTGAAGCCAATGAATTCTATTGTGAGATTGGCAAGAAAGTAATCGAAAACCATAAGGAGAAATAAAATGAACGAAGAACTGAAAGAATACACTTGCAATATCGTAATAGATTTTGGTAGAAGTTATATGGCAAAAGACGAGCAAGAGTTTAGGCAAATGGTTACAGATGATTTTTATGAGGAACACGGCATAAAATTAGCCTACTCAGAAATTAGAAACATTACAGAGGTAAGATGATTAGCATAGGCGATAAAGTAAAAGTTAAAGACCAAGATATCACCGGCATAGTTGTTGAGATGTGGAATAATAAAGTAGTTATTCAGGACCTGGACTCCGAATATAAATCTCCCGATGACCGACTAGAGTATCGCATATCAGACCTTGAGGAGAGCCAATGAAATTAATAAAAAATAATTGTGAGGCTTGTGATTACAACGCACCTTACATTAATAATTTAAGCGACAAGGTAGAAGATAGATTATGCGGTGCTTGTTTAAATGTTTACGAAAAAGAGAGCCAAGATTTTAACGCACCTTTCTTCTTTGATTTTCGCAATGCTAGCAAATTGATATTAAAGGAGAGCCAATGAGCAAACCCATTAGTTATAACGCCGTTACAGATATCTGTATCAGAATAATGGACTTCTTAGTGCCCGAAAAAGAAGAAGACGATAGTTATGATTTTGAAGCGCAAGATGAGTTAAGAACAATTGTTGAGGCTTGGCTTCGACAAAACAACCTACCTTTTGAGGAGAAATAAAATGAGTATTACTAAAAGCGAATTAGGAACACTAGCAAGAAAGAATAGAGGTCGTGGAATTAACGCAGAAGATGTTGTTCAAATACTTAGGTCAAACAACATAGTTACTATGTCGTGGGGCACAGAAAAATTAACTGGATTTGGTAGCCCAACTTTCTATGCACGCAATAATAATATAGCAGACGGATTCGGTTTCAAAGTAAACGGAAGATTACATAAAGGCTGGGTTTTAATAACCGTTAACTTTGCAGATTTGTTTGATATTTATTTAACCAAACCACAACTCAAGTTTGGTAGCACAGAAGGTATGAAACCAACTGTTACCAATGTGTTCATAGAAGACTTAATGGAAACCCTAGATTACTTAATCGAAACACCCAAAGAGGAGTTAATCAATGCCTAACTGGTGCAGTAACATCTTACGAATTACTTCTGAAGACAAAACAATCATTGATAAAATAGTCAAAGGAATTGAAAACGACGAGGGATTGTTTGCGTTGTTTTATCCGATTCCAGAGGAATTAAATTACCAAGTAGGAAACCCACCCACTAAAACAGACGAGGAAATACAAGCACTCAAAGAAAAATATGGTGCTACCGATTGGTATGATTGGTCGCTTAAAAATTGGGGTTGCAAATGGGACGCTTGTGATATTGATATCACCGACGGCGGAACAGATTCTTTATCTATAATATTTTCTACGCCTTGGGGTCCACCTATAGATTTTTATAAAAAGTTTGCCAACGATTATAAGGTTGAAATCTATGCTGATTACAGCGAGGAGGGTATGGATTTTTGCGGTAAGTTTCAGTCTTATATTTTAGATGGCGAAGTATATGCTAATGAAGATTACAGAAATATAGATGAAATGAGAAACGATATTCTGTCTTGCTATCTTGTGGCAAACAAAGATAAAAAAGTAACTCCAGATGATTTCTTACATGAGGTGAGAAGTTTGTATTCAGAAAACTACCCTAAAGTTAATGACTATTACGATTGTTTTCAGGTCTTTAATGATTATTGGATTGAGAGCCGATTGGAAGATGATGAATTTTGTAAGCAGTATGGAATCATAAACGAAACAACTAATTAAAGGAGGGCTTATGTCCTGTGATTGCAGTAGTAAAAGAAAAAACGAAGACAGAGAGTATGTATTAACAGTTAAAGCGTTTATAACAGTAGACGCTTGTTGCGAAGATGTCGCAGAAGATTCTGATTTTTCATTATCAGATGCAGATGACTGGGAAATTGTAGATGTCGAGGAGGCATAATGAAAATAGAATTAAAAAGTATAGATATAAATCTTAAGTTTTCCGAAGAGACTGTAATGTTTATGGCAGATGTTTATGTTGAAGGAAAAAAGGTAGCCTATGCACAGAACGATGGTCGTGGTGGTGCAACTTACTACAACATCTACGCTAGACCTGAAACCCTGTATGAAAGAAACCTCGAACTTGTAGAACAAGCAGAGGTTTATTGTGATGCCTTACCGGATGAATCATTAACCTACGAGTTTAATGGTGAGATGAAAACAATAGAACTTAAGAGTTCACTCACTTATGTTATCGATAAGTTAGTCGAAGAATATATAGAGAATAAAGAATCTAAGAAGTCCGCTTAACTTAACCCCAAAGGAGAAAGACAATGCAACGAGAAGTAAATACGAAAGATATAAATACATTAGTAAATCATTTATCCGCTGAACAAAACAAAGATTTTATGTTTAACATCATTTGCAATTTCTTAGAGGAACGCACTGGTGTTTCTATTAAGAAAACTTTTACCGGCAATGTAGTAATAAGTTTTGAGTTCTCTGTCGAGCAATCGGGAAATGTTGATGATGTAAAAGAACAAGTTACACAACAGATAAAACAAGCATTGCGGTCAGATAGGTCGAGGCAAGGTTTCTATATCCTGACAGAGGAAGATATCGATTTCAACAATATTGAATCACGCAAGTAACCACAAAGGAGAGCCTTATGGCAAAAGAAAAAGGAATGAGTCAGAAAGAAATGTATGAAAGTATTACTAATAAAATCATTGAAGCCATTGAATCAGACAATGGAACTGAGTGGGTAAAACCTTGGAGAAACTTAATGTCTAACGAGGTTAGGTCTATTGACAATCGTCAGTATCACGGAGTCAATCAGATGATTCTTAATGCTCATCAGTATTATTTGCCCAATAAAGATAGATGCCACAGTAAAGTATGGGGAACCTATAAAGCCTTTAAGCGACACGGCTTTCGGATTGGCTCAGAACAATACAAAAAACATGCAGATATATATTACTTTAAGATGCTCAAAGTTAAGAACAAAGAGAAGTCTAAAGAAAAGAATAAGGATGTATACGATAAGATTCCAATGATGAGATTCTATAGGGTTTATAACGGTGGACAATGTGAGAATTGGGTTGAGCCAAAAAGGGAAGAAGTATTAGTTGCCTGGAGTGATGACCAACATTGCACACCAATAGAGAATAGAATTGCTGAACTTAATCCTAAGATTGTATTCGGAGAAAACCAAGCATACTACTCACCTATTACTGACCATATTGGTATGCCTCATAAAGAACAGTTTGATACACCGGTTAATTACTACGCCACTTTATTACATGAGTTAACCCATTGGACTAAACCCAAGCATAGGGCAGATAGAAGGCAAGACCTTGCGGACAAGAGTATGTCTGAGTTCAGAAATTCTTATGCGTTTGAAGAATTGGTTGCAGAGTTAGGGGCTACCTTCTTGTCATCACATTACAACCTGTCGAACGATACGGCTATGAGAGAGTGTCATATCCCTTACCTTGCGTCTTGGTTAGAAGGAATTAAAGAAGACTCTAAAGCCATATTTAAGGCATCCTCACTAGCACAAAAGTCTTCTAACTTTATCTTGGGTATCGTCCCTGAATGGGAGAAACAAGAGAGTGATGAAGATACTACTGGTAAAAATGAAACGACAGGTCTCGACTCTGAACTTGTCTGTCAATTAACTAACTAACTTACGGAGGCAATATGACTAACTTAAACCCGAAACACATTGAAAGACTTTTCGCTTGTAGCGATAATTCGCTAGACGAATATGACGTAGAATCTGACTATCAAGAACCAACCGAACAAGAGGAACGAATGCGTGAACTTACGCAAAAGATACTCGGTATCTAATCTAACTGAGCAACTAAACAAAGGAGAATAAATAATGTATAACCTAAATCAAAGAGAAGAAATGGAAATAAGTTTACGTGTATGGCTTATGAATCGTGGAGTTAGTAAAATTAATTTAGAAGATATGAACGATAAAGAACTATCTGAATGGACTCATTTCATTAGGTTCATGAGTGATAAGGAAATCAAGTAATGAAATTCAAAGATAGACAAGAAAAGGAAGAACTTATTATCAAATCCCTTGGAGAAAGACCCAAAAACCTTCAGTCTTGGACTGATATGCAAGTCATTACTATGTTTAATAAAATCATATACATACAAAAAATGAAGGAGGCTAAAAAAAAATGACTTGACAACCCAAAAAAAATCACTTAAACTTTATAAGGAGGTAAGGCTTATGGAAACTGTTTATTCAATAGAACATCAGACACAAACAAGTTCTAAAGCAGTAGGTATATTTAGTCACTTAGAAGATGCCCTGGGTTTTCTGGAGGCAATGATGAAGGATGAAATGCTCTTCACCCCTGATTCAAAATTAATTATTACTAGAGCAACAATAGGAGGTCATCATGACCAAACACATTAATATTTATAACAACATTAAAGAAGCCCTGGATATGCCAGGATTTGATGAACACTTTGAAATTAGAACTTGGTATGACCACAGTGGTTATCATGCAGTAACAGGTACATCTGATGGAATTAACTTTAGTCAGATTTCTGAAGCAACAACGGGTAACTCTGAAGTTGAAGCCGTACTTGGATTGACTACCATTCTTCCATACAATGCAACCAAGTCTTATGTAGTAGATGCAGAGGTGCTTTAATGAATATTATATTTCCATTCATTTCAAGATGCACAATCTTTACAGAAAATGATATCGAAAATACCCCGATATCTAAAGACATAGAAAGCATTCTTTTGCTTGACCATTTTTATGGCTTTACTGGGCTACACGCAATCAAGAGAGCCGTATTAACTCTTGGGAATATAAAGAGTGCAATTAGAATCATTAGTGTAGATAGATACTTTTTGGGTCAAGGGTTTAAACCACAATATCTATTGGGTAGTGGATTGACTTGCAATGAAGATGTCTCAAAGGGCACCGAATTATCTATACTGATACTAGATGAGAACACAAATCTCACCCCCCAAATACCTGTCAACATGGAAAACTACAGATGAACAAAAGCACTTTTATAAAAACAAAAATTAAAGAACTACCTGATGGGTTGTTTATTTGTTTTGACTTTAATGAAGTGCATCTACAAATACAAACTGATTTAAATTCTGCCATTAAAGAGTTTGAATCTTTAGTGGTTGAACTTAAAAATATAAAGACTGAAAGACAAGAAGAACACTGGGTTCAGGAGTATGAATCAAGAGAAAGATTAAACTTTCAGTCTAGTGCTGTTGATGGGTTTGCTGGTGAAGACAAGCCTATCAATGCAGCGCAAAATATAATAACTCCGCTTAATAATTATAAATTTTTTGAATAACTTTTACCTAGGAGGTAACACGCAATGAGCAAGAAAATTATCAGTGCAGCAGAATCTAATCTTGAGTATGCCAACCGAGACCTAAGCGATTGGCTAAGGAATAGACGAACCGGTATTACAGGTACAGACGTAGGTAAAATTATGGGTGTATCCAAATGGGGTTCACCCCAAGATGTTTGGAAAGATAAGGTGGGTATTAGCCAACCCATTGAGGACAATGAATCAATGCTGTGGGGTCGTATCCTTGAAGACGTAATAGCAATGGAATACTCCAGGCGTAATTGTGTTCGTTATTACAAACCTGAAACCCTAAGAGGTAAAGAAGAGTGGATGATTGGCTCACCAGATGGAGTAATAGTAAATGATTCCAATGAAGACGAGTACGGACTAGAGGTTAAAACATCTCGAAGTCTTAAAACTTTTTCAAACGGTATACCTGCAGATTATGAATACCAATGCAGATGGTACATGATGATATGTGATTTACCTTATTGGGATTTGGCTGCTCTTATTATGGGTAGTCAGTATCAACAATTTAGAGTCATGAGAGATAATGATATAGAAGAACAAATGATTAAAACTTGTGGAGACTTCTGGTTTAACCACGTGAAGGCACTGGTTCCGGTTGTTTCAATTTAACCACCCTTAATGGGTATTCTAAAAGGAGTAATGAGATGAACCTAAAATTTAATTTAGACTCTCAGTCAGCAAAGAAAACGCAGTACGAAGTACCAAGTGCAGGAGGTAGTGTTGCAAGACTTTACCGAATCATTGACCTAGGTACACAACAAACAACCTACTTGGGTGAGTCGAAAATGACCCCTCAAGTTATGTTGGTTTTTGAACTACCTAGTGAACTAACCAAGGATGGCAAACCTATGTCCATTAGTTCAATCTATACCAAGAGTTTAAACGAGAAGGCTAAACTTCGTGGTGTTGTTAAAGCACTCACCGGTACCAACATTACCGATGACAATGTTCGTAACTTCAACCTACAAGATTTAATCGGAAAGGTATGCACTCTTGATATTATTAACAAAACCGGTAAGGATGGAACAGTTAAAGCCTACGTGCAGAACGTTAGTTCAGCATTAAAGGGTATGCCGGTTCCCGAGCCACACAACGAAACTTTAATCTTTGACCTTTCCGAGTTTAGTAAAGAAGTGTTTGATAAAATTCCTGCTTACTGGCAGAATAAAATTCAAACAACCAAAGAGTACGATGCCGTTGCAGTAAGACACGGAAGAACAGACGAAGTACCTTTTTAATTAAACAATCAGTATGGGGTTGGTTATTACCTCCAACAGCAACCACCCCATACCTTTTACTGGAGGCTATATGCCAATCATTTTAAATAATTACAGTGATACGTTTGAAGAAACCTGGAAATTGTATCAAAGCACACACGCTAAGATGGTGCTCACAACAGTTAATGCTGGTGTTAGAAACGATAAAGTGTATATCCCGGTTAACATCGGCTCAAAAGAAACTGCTTGTATTAAGTGGAAGTTTCTACTTGATGAGGTCATTATCGTTGATGAAAAAATAGACGAGCAACTTCTTTTTGAGGCGGTTGCTCTTTATTGTCATGACCGTATTCGTGAAACCAAAAGCGGCAACTATAGACTACCTATGCTTGCAACACTACTACGTACAGATAGTACTGACCTAGGCAAGACGGTAGAGATACTAGACTATATTAGAGAAGCGAAGCGTCTTACGGACAAACTAAAGGAGAATGCCAATGCTAAGTAGACTAGTAGAAATGGTTGACGGTCAGGTTGTAGGTAATGAGGAACTTGTGCCTAGCCTGTTAAAAATTATGTATTCACAACCGGACTCTACAACAAGAGAGAGTACCAAGCCTGGCGTTAGGGTATGCCGCAATAGACCCATGAAATGCCCTCATTGCGGAGATACTTTTTACTATTGGTCGGATAGCACAAAGACATACGATGAGGTGTTTGTTCAGCCCATTCCTAAAGCAAATGGTTTTGGTTGGATAACTAGTAGAGCAACTTGCGGTAGTAATGTATGCTCAGTTAAAGAGTCAGATTTTTCAATGAAAATTAGTCCAGAGTGGATAAGATTAAATGGCGGTGTTAACATAACCGCTCCCAACAACAACAGAGTCAGTAGACTTATTGAGGTGAGAGATGAACGAAGTTAATGAAATAAGTAGAATCTTAAGAGAACACGATAAATTATCAAATGAACTAGCCGTTATCAAAAAGAAAATGGAGGATGTTTCAATATCGCTGGGTATGAACAAAGAGTATGCAAAAAACCATATTGCTTCTAGCGGATTCCTTCGTGGTTGGATTGTTGCTGCAAGGAATAACAGTTGATTATATTTAGTGCGTCACTAGAGATAGAGCCTGTAGCAAAAGGAAGACCTAAGTTTGTAGTTAGGGGAACTTTTGCTACTGCCTATACCCCAAAGAAAACGAGAGATTATGAGGCTCTTGTGTCGGAGTGGGCTAGGGCTGTATACAACAAACAACCTAGCGAAAAGGCTTTATCGGTGACTCTCAATGCTTTCTTCTGTAAGGCAAAAAGTAATAAGAAAAAATATCATACGCAAAAACCCGATGCAGATAACATGAAATCTGTATTGGACGCACTTAATGGCATTGTGTATAAAGATGATTGTCAGATTATTGAATTAAGAATAAACAAACACTGGTCCGATAAGGGCTCTGTTCATGTAGTTGTAAAGGAAATAGAATGAAACGAATGGAAATCAAACGAAAAATAAAAGAATTAAAAGAAGAGTGTTTAACCCTTAAACACAGCAGGCTTAAGAAAGATAGGGAAAGAAAAGACCAACTACCAATACTTCAGAAAAAATATGAGTACTTTTATAGCCTGTTAAAACAAATTAACGATATTGATTACACCATAGACAAGGAGATGCTATGAGGAATAAGATACTTTATATACTACTTGCTATAGTCATATGTTCTTGGGCCATCATACTTTTCAAAGATAACAATTCTTTAATTGCCCTAGCGGAAGAAAGTAATAAGCGTTCTGATATTCTATTGTTAGAAGCCAATTCATTAAGAAAGAAGAGTAATGAACTTGAATCAAACATACACAATAAAAATATCAGGATTAACGAACTTAAGGGGTTACTCAAAAGAAACCCAACTAATGATGATGGGGGGGTACCACCTACCGGAACTGAACTGGGTAATAGTGATACCCTTTCTGGAATCATTAAACGCACCCTACCTAAAGACACTAAGTATGAAGGACAACTAATCACTGCTCTTCAATTGGTTGATGAAGTAGAGCAAGAATCTGTACTTAAAACAAAACAAATAGAAGTTCTAACTATTGAGAATGCTAAACTTAGGGAGTCTCTTCAATATAAAGACCGAGCCTACGAAGTACAACTTGATGTCATAAGGGCTCACCATGAAGCAATGACTAAAGCAAAGATGCTTTATGGCGGTAGTGGAATTGCTGTAGGCTTTATCTTATCCATCATTAGTAACTAAAGGAAACAGCATGAGAGAAAGAGATAAAGGAAGAGCCCAGGAACGTAAACAAAGAAGAAACGTACTACTACTAGACAATAAGTTGTCTGACAAAGATAGGATACAGGTTCTCTTGTCTGAAATAACAGCCATGCGTGGAGAAATTAGAGACGCTAAAGCAGAGGCTCTATCGACTACGTTAATCAAAAATGAAATATTTAAACTATCCGATGCAAATCTAGATATACCTAAGTGGTTGTATCAAACAAAACCACAGAGCAGTAAGGTACTAGGTATTCCAACTATATTTGCTAGTGATTGGCACTATGGGGAAAAAGTATTCGCCTCTCAAATAGGTGGAATCAATTCCTTTGACCTTGCCATTGCAGATAAACGAATTCAATACCTAGTCAATAATTCATTAGACATTTTGTTTAATCATTTGGCTAACCCCAAATATGACGGGCTTGTATTCCCGTTAGGTGGAGACATGTTCTCCGGAAACATACACGAAGAATTAGCGAATACAAATGAAGAAGAGATGATGCCTTGCGTATTAAGATTAGCGGGTAGGATTTCGTGGGCTATTAGCGTGTATCTACAACACTTCGACCACATCCATATTCCTGTTGTTACCGGTAATCATGGAAGAACAACACGTAAGCCTATCCATAAAAACAGAGTCTATTCAAATTATGATTGGCTATTAGGTTGTATTCTTGCCAAAGAATATAAGAATGAAAAAAGAGTTACGTTTCAAATCTCAGATGGAACCGACTGTCAATTCCAAATATATAATCACCGTTACCTACTAACTCATGGAGACCAATTCTCAGGTGGAGATTCTATTATTGGTGCCATTGGAACAGTAGCGAGAGGCGACTCTAAGAAAAGAAATAGAGAATCACAGATTGGTAAACCCTATGACACCCTTATTTGCGGTCACTTTCACCAACTATCTATTATGAAGAAACTCATCGTCAATGGCTCACTTAAAGGCTACGATGAGTATGCTTACGCCCACAACTTCCCCTTTGAGGAACCTCAACAAGCCATGTGGTTGACTCACCCTGAACATGGTATTACTTTTAATATGCCTATCTTCCTGGAAGACAACCCAAAAAAACAACACTACAAACTACCTATTACTTTTTAAGGAGAGAAATGAGTTTAACTCTAGAAATAAAACCTGACTACCATACCTTCGAGGACAAAGATAAACTTGCACAGGTAGGCTTTATTCACTGTCAACGATATCTTAAAACACTGCCAAATGTTCTTGCTGTCTTTGATGTACAAGCAGATAAAAAATACCAAGAACTTGATATTGATGGGATAGCCGTAATAAAGAATGGCGACTCTAATGAAGAACGTACCTTTGAAATTAAGGTAGATACTTACTTTGACAAGAGTCCTAACTACTTCTTTGAAACCATTAGTAACTCCAACAAATGCTCAGAGGGATGCTTCCTTAAGAGCAAGGCTCAGTATCTCTTTTACTACTTCCTAAAGAAAGAGTTACATATCTTTAAACTACCGGAAGCCCAGGAGTGGCTCAAAAAGAATGGGAATAACTACAATGTAGCCAAGGCTAAGAATAGGTACTACTATTCAGAGGGGCTACTGGTTAAGCGAGAAGACTTCATCCGTGATAATAATGTTAAAATTATTGATGTCAGGGATGGCAAACTTATTAGTGGAGATGACAATGCCTAGAAAAGAACCCAGAAACTATAAAGAAGAATATGGTGAGTATCATGCTAAACAAACTCAAAAGAAAAATCGTGCTGCTCGTAATCATGCTAGGGATATCATGGAAAAGAAAGGTCGAGTACGTAAAGGAGATGGTAAAGCGGTAGACCATAAAACACCACTTATGCGTGGTGGAAGTAAATCTGTTTCAAACCTACAAGTTATGTCTGCTAAATCAAACCGAAAGAAAGGTATTAAAAGGAGCAAGTAATGCACAAAAAAGAGTGGATACAAGAAGTAAAGAATAAACCCAACGCCTCTAAACGTGGCAAGCCAATTGTGGCAAATAAACCTTCCATGCGTAGAGCAGGAAACCGAGGTAAATAATATGAAAAAAGTTACTAAGAAAAAAGCAGAGAAAGCCCCTAAAGCGAAAATGGCTAAAGGAAAAATGCCTTTCGTTATGTTCGGAAAAAAGGAATCTAAGAAGTACTAAAATGAAAACAGAGAAAGCAGTTTGTCCATTTTGTAAAAAAAAGTATCCACTTGATGAACTTACAAAATACTCCGACAAACTGTTTTTTTTGTTCTGTAAATGCCCCCAATCTATGGGCAAATCTCAACCCTGGAGAAGTGATGACAAAGAAAAAAAGCGTTAATCTATCCGTGGGTCGTGGAGAAAAACTTCCTGTTTCTAAGGGCGCAGGACTAACGGCCAAGGGTAGGGCTAAGTATAATAGAGCAACCGGCTCTAACCTTAAAGCACCGCAACCACAGGGTGGTCCTCGCAAAAGGTCGTTTTGTGCTAGGATGAGTGGAATGAAGGGACCTATGAAAGACGAAAAAGGCAGACCGACAAGAAAGGCTGCTTCACTTAAACGATGGGGGTGTTAAATGCAAAATCACTACGAAAGAATGAAAAACCTATACGGTAGAAAACCTTTTCTATCGGGATTCATTACCGGAATGCTGTTAGTATTTCTGGTTTGTTGTTAGCATGAAGAGAGGAGAAAAAAAATACCTAGATAAGTTATCGGGTATGGGATGCTATTGCTGTAAGGTTGACTATGGTATAGAAACCCCAGCCAATATACATCATATAAGAGAGGGACAAGGCATGGGACAACGTTCTGAACATATCGGTGAAACTATACCCCTATGCGAAGGTCATCATCAAGGTAACTTTGACACAACGAAACTAGCCTTCCATAATAATCCCAAGCAATGGAGAGAGAAGTATGGTTCAGAGGCAGAGATTGCAAGGGGCTATCATACTTTGATTCTCAAACTAGACAGTGAAAACCCCGGATGGGATGGTAACTTTGATTAAAAACATAACTGACTTTATAGAAGAATCAGGGTATATGGATGAGAACATCATTCTTTATGATGGATTTGAGTCTGCATTTATAGGTATCTCAGTACAAAATAACATGTCAATGGCAACCTATGACTACGATAAGTGCCTTAATATACTTATAGATAGAGATAATATGTCCGTAGAAGAGGCTGATGAGTACATGCAGTTTAATGTAATAGGTGCACATCTTGGGGACTCTACCCCTATCTTTATCATGTGTAAAATTAACGATTAAACGACCATTAACCTAGGTCAAGGCTCCCAGGCTTACTTGGGTAGTCCGGGGCTCGAGAAGGGGCTTAAACGCTATTTAATGGTAAATTTATCTACCGTACTAGCACCTAGGCATACGCAAATAACCGTTACCGCCCCAGTAATGAGTTCAGGAGACGGCGCATAATTAATATCGGTAAAAGAATTACAAAAAAAAGTAATAAACAAAGTAATCGAACCCACCATAGCAATGAGCCGTTTGGTGCTAGGATTTTCTCTTTCATCGGTGAGCACCTTTTTGAGCCATTCCATTATTTTTTATTCCTCTTAGGTCTAACTACTTTCTTTTTTGACCGTACAGCCTCTAAATAAACCTGCAGAACTTCTCCAGCATCATCTTCTTTTTTCTTTATAAAAACTGAAGCGGCACTCATTAGTGAGTAACCAATAAAACCACAAATAAATCCAGACGCTAACTGCCATTCCCAATTTTGGTAGGGAAGTTCAAAGTAAGCGAGAACCGGCACACCAAATACAATTGAAAAGATAACGGACAAACCGCCACGATAGAATCCATCTTGAATACTTTTTGCGTGAAAAAATCTTAAAGCAGAAGTACCACCCAAAAGACCACCCAAAGCAGAAGAAAGTTTATGTTGTAAATATTCAAGCACAACCATAAGTCACCTTCCCTGTCCTATGTAAAGTTTAACACGCTTAGACTTAGGCCCAGTTTTAGGTGATTTTGTAACCTTGGTTTTGTATTGGAAGCGTAATTTCTCTTTAGCCATTTGCCACCCTAAACAAAGAACCATCTTTCGTTTTATTTCCGTACAGTACCGAACGCCTAGGAGTCTCGCCATCTTTAGCAATAGCAATATGAATCCATGTAGAGCCACTAGAACTTGACTCTAGGATAAGTTGGTCGAACTGCAGGTCGCTGTCTCTAAGAGCGTCAAAAACAGTATGAGGAAATTTGCCATGTACATTGAAGTCACATGCCCTGCAGTCTTTGTGGGCAGAATTTTTACTGCCACCGACCAATTTATTTAATTCTTCATTGCGATAAAAAGACATTATTCTAATGGGTAGATTAAAAATACTTCTTACTTCCTCTAAAAAGTTGCACATTCTCAAAAGATTTGATTTAAGATTTTCTGGAATAGTATTATTAATATTTTTATTTTTAGCGGTATCCGAATGTTCAGCCTCTGCTAAGGTAAAGTGCTCTGTAATTTTCATTTGATAAGTCCATACTTCTTAAAGGCTTTACCTTGTAATTCAATAATTTCATCTTGTTGTCTGTTAAATTTATCGAGCGTCTCTTTGAATTCAGGAGTATTCATAGTTCCGTTAATTCTAGACCTTCTAACAAATCGGTTTCTTTCCTCAGTAACATTGCTTCTTTTCCTAGATAAATTTATAAGTTCTTTATTGTTATATGGCATTCGAGCACTAGCAATAAGTCTCTGAGCAGAAACTTTATCTCCGGCATCTTCAAACTTCTTAATAATTGCGTCACTTCTTCTCCTCTTCTCGTCAAGTTCATAAATTAACTGAGCATTTCCGCCAGTTTTATCTGCCGTTCCAAAGGGCAATGGCGAAATGAGAGGATTAGATGTAGGTTTATATACTGTTTCATCTCCTATTTCAGATAAAGATTTAACAAGTTGAACTGATTGTGTAACTGCACCAGTTGCGTAAACCTTAAATAAATACTCAAAATCTTGGGGACTAAAATCAAGTTTTCCGTTTGTTACTTCATACAAACCTCGTGCAATATTATCAGCAACAGGGTTGGTACCCGCACGTGCAAGCATCCATTGAGGAATAAGGCCCTGTGGGTCTTCACTTTTTATTTTAGAACCCGTCCAAGACTCGTTCGTAGTAGTAGCCACAAATGGTTTTAAGAGCGTGGGGGATAGATTCTGTATGACTCCTTCTGCACCTCCACCACTACCCGTGAATGAGAAAGAATTTAAAATATCTTTAGTAGCAGTTAAAGCATCCATATCGCCATTAGATAACTTACTTAAATTTCTTCCAAGTTGAAATAACATACCAAGACCACGGATTCTGATTTTAATATATGAACCATCAGAAGCAGGCAAAACCATGTATTGTCTTTTAATGTAATCAGGAATTGCTGAAGAGTCTAAACCATCCATTTCGTCATACATAGATTGTTGTACCATTCCTGCAAGAAGTGCACTACCAATTAGTCCCAGGCCTTTTTTCCCGGTAAGACTCTTAAACACACGCGATTGGCCTGCAATATTGGCCGTTGTGTAAGAATAAAATCCGTTTATTTTTCTAGTAATCAAACCTTTTCTGTCAAAATTTGCTGTTATATCCTTACCCAACAAAGTGGCTTGGTCTAAGGACATCCCTGATTTTCTACCTTCTTTGTAAGAGGCAAATCGTATAGAGTTCTCAAGAGAGTTCATTTCAATACTGACAAGATTACCAATACCTTCCAAAATCTGTCTACCGCCCTGATAACCCGCGCCTTTCCTTAATTTAGCAGATAGATTATCTGTAATTTCACTGATAACAAGATTATTGTCCTCAACGAAGTTATGAGAACCCCCCTTAAGGTAGTACTCATTGTATTCACTTAATAGTTGGTCTTTCTTAATTGCATCATCAAAAGCCGCTCGATTACCGTCTTCTCTTAACTTCTTCATTAATAAGTTATGTTTTCCAACAGTTTTAATTGCTGAAGGTATTTGTTGCGTAATTGCCCATCTTTTACCTGCTATGGGAGTATTGGTTATATTAGTTAGCATATCAAAATAATCTGCTGTAAAATTTTTAAATGCAAAAAATGGATTATAGCCCGTGTTCAAGGCGTTCCAGTTTTTAAGAATTTTAAAGTAAGCCTTACCAACAACACCCGTTGGCATCCAACCGCTATCCAAAGAACCATTATAAAGTTTTGCCATGTGCATGGCTATTTCATTAGTAGTATCAAACGCAAGATAAATTTTCTTGGACACACCTTGGCTATCAAATATTTGTAATGGAACTATGTTATCAGCAGGAGGTGGGACAGAAATTTCTTTAACAGTTAGTTGCCCATTTTTATCTACGTATGTCTTTTTAATGATTTTACTAGAAAACCCTTCAGATAATTGTTTTGCATCACTGTAGTTCATTCCACCTTCAACCAAAGCGTTAACAGTACTCATGGTTTCGGGGTCAACAATGGCAACAAAATTCTTTTCAAATATATTGTTTTTAAGACCTAACTTTACAAAATTATATAAGGAATTTTGTGCGGGCGCAAAAGCAACAGCCCTTGCTCTTTTCTTTAACATCTGCAAGGAGTGTTGTAAAACTTCTCCTCTAGGTTTTTCACTATTTCCAATTCTGTATTTTAATGCAATATCAAGACCTGCAAATCCCATTGCGCCTCTTTCGTTATAAACGTTATACTTGGTAAAGTTCGGTGAGTTTAAAGAATCTTCATAAGCATAAAGAGGAGCGTAAGTTTTATATTTTGTTGTTAACGATGTGTAAGTTTCCATGGGTAGTATCCCAGCCGTAACGAGTTCTTTTAATGAACTATTTAATAAGTTGGTAAGATTCTCATGGGCTAAAGTAAATACCTGATTTAGTCTTGGTTCTCTTCTAGCCATATCTGCCAACAATTTATCTGCCTCTACCTTGGACCGAGGTGGCGTAAGTTGTCCAATCATTTTAGGTTCTTTTTCAACCCACTCTTGGTAAGCAACATTTAAGTCTTCGGCAGACCTTAACTCTACAAATAAATCAAAATCAACCATAAAGTCTCCAGCAGCCGTTTTTTTACTTATATTAGGTCTTGTTTTCACGTATTGACTAAAAGCCACTTGCAACGGCTTCATAATTTGTCCATCAAAAATTGCTTGAGAAAGATTTATGTTTGCATTTTTCTTCTGATTTGCCAAAGATAGTTGCAGGAAAGCATTAAAATTGTCTGGAAGGGATTCACCTAGTTTAGTTTCAAGTTTAGAAACTAATTTCTGTAATGGTGAGTCATCACTAATCCAATGATTTTTAAATTTTTCCCATAGTGTAAATTTTTCTTTGTTATCACTTGCTTCGTCAAGCATTTTTCTTCGTTTTTTAGAAGTAGCAAAGAAGTCAGAACCACCACTGTCGTCTATTTCATCAGGTGGTTTAGGGGGTTCGGGAGGTACGGGAGGAGTATTTCTACTTTCTTGTCGACTACTACTTTCTTGTCGACTACCGGCAGTTGGGGTAGCATAATTGTTATCTTTAGAAGTTAATCTTGCAATTGGTTCTTCTGCTGAAGACATAGATACATTAACCGGCTCTCCATTATTAAATACCTGAGCAGTTTGATTGGTAATAATTGGAGGCACTTCTTTTGTAGACACTTCTTCTGAACCCTCCCAAGGGTCATCTAGGTCATACCAGTCATCTGGGGGTTGTGGTCCGTCTTGTAGACGTTGCTCTGCCGCTGCTTCTTCATCGTAAGATTCTTGGGTTCTCGGAGCGGGTTCTTCCCACTCCAAATCTCTTGGGTCTTGTTGTGGGTCTTCTAAGTGTTGTCTATCGTTAGCGTAGTATTCTCTTTCATTCTTCATCGCTTGTAATTCCTGAAATTCCGCAACTTCTTCAGCCGTGGCTTCTCTAGAATTAAGCCATAAATCATCTGAAACTTCTTCTGCACCAAGTTGTTGATTCTTTTTGGCTTGATTAGCGGTAACGGCAGTAGGGTCAGTAAGCATTGAAGATGGAGGTAAAGACCCGGACTGCGCATTAGGTTTAGAGACGTTACCAGTAGTTTCGGGCTTACCGCGAAGCGTGCTTGACTGTTGTAAATTAAATTGGTTAGCACGCGTAATGGCTGAAGCAGACACACGAGCACTCTCATTATCTGGTACTTTCATATTCATAATGGTTGAGTTTGAATCTGTTCTTAGTAAACCATCTCGTACTCCTTGCAAAATTCTTTTTTGTTCACTTAAAATACTAGAAATATTTAAAATATCATCAGCAGCATATGCATTGTCACCCAAACCAGCATCGGCTAAGGTTGTTTTTCCATCTAATCCAATAGCAGGCTTGTTAGAAGTGCCTTCAACAAGTTTGTAAGTAACTAATTCATACTTATCTTTAAATTTACCATTCTCATCAAAATAAAGTTGTTTTATCATGTTATCTTTGGGGCTTTTAGAAATTTTTTCTAAGTCGAAACCGGTACGTTCAAACTTGAGCCTAGAAGAAATTTCTTTATCAGTAACAACATCTAGATTGAGGTCTGGCAATTTTTCAATTCCGGTAACAACATATTTTCGTGTACCTACTTTAAACACATCGCCCGCTTTATTTAACTTACGCCCATTACTTGGTTGTATAAGAGCCGTTTTTAGATAGGTATTTACACCATTAACGTCTACAACCGTTGATGATAATGCATCAAACCCAAAAGACTTTGCGTTTGGAAAAGTATTATTAATTATGTTAAGTGTGAGATTGCCAACGAGTCTGTTCTTGTTGGGCTCTATATTTAGTTCAATAATTTTTTCTTTTTTATCCGAAAAAGAATCATAAAGTTTATTTAAGTCATCTCTTGATGTCATTGTATCCGTAAACTTCATTGTATCTCTTACTAAAACTTCATACACAGCAAGTTGGTTTTGAATTTCTTCTATTTTTGATTTTGTTGCTGCTAAAATTTTATAGTTTGCATCTAACGCTGAGTCAGAATTTCCTTCATTGGGGTCTAAAAGTGATTCAAAATTTCGATTTTCGTTTTTAATTTTACCTAAAAGTTCATCGCCAAAAGACATCCCACTTTCACTATTAAAACTACTCTCAGTAAGCAATTTAATTATTGGTTTATTTGCTTCATCGGGATTATCAAACTTATTCCTGAATAAATTTGCTTCTTTCATAAATTCTCTAAATTGCTTAACAGAAACTTTATCTTTTGTTGTGGGCATTTTTTTAAGTAGTGCCTCAAACATTGAAACAATTCTATTAATTGACTCAATTCTAGCATTTGTAAATGAAATTTCGTAATCACTAGGTGCTGCATCTTTAATGACTTTTTCTTCGATTAATTTTGCTCGGCCTTCTTTTGTCAATCTAAATTTTGCCTTGTTTATAGTGTTTTTAAGAAATGATATATCCGTTTCAAGTAAGGGTCGTATCTCATTTACAATACGTGATGCGTCAACTTCAGCGGCAAATTGTGATTCTTTTTTAAACTCTATAGTATCCAACTGTTTTAATTTTATTGATTTTTGTTCGTTTTCTTTAAAGATTTTTGCAAATGATTCTGCTTTTCCAAGACGAGACCAAACATTAGATGCTGAATCTAATGTCATAAATCTATTGCTAACATTTTTAGTTAAAGTATCATTTAAAATTTTCTCTTGTTTATCTTTCTTTTTTTGATATATATCTTTTAACTTATTATTTAAATCCTCCACGCTCCAAATATATTCTAAGCCATCGTCTTTATATGTCAGTTCTTCACCCTTGTCTATTAAGAGGTCAAGTGTTTGCTCTTGAGTTTCAAAGCCTCTTACTTTGGCTTCTTCGACCCATCGTGAGTCGGCTCCTGTTGAACCACCGCTTCTTAAAATAAGTCCTTCAACGTTTCCTTTTCTTGCTTTTTCAATCCTTTTTATTGTATTATCAATGGCATTCTTACCCCTAAAACTTAAGTCTCTGTTACCAATACCAGCATACACATTATGTTCTGCATTGATTGGAGGCTCTCCCTTCATCGGAGAAAAGTATCCATTTTTTTGACTTTCATACCATTGCTCATCAAAAAAGTAAACCTTTTTGCCAAAAGCAAGAGCAAATTTAACACCATATTCTGTTCCACTAGGTTTTACTAAGTATTGCTCATTATTTACTCTTTGTAACTTACCAACAGCAAAAACAACATCCGCCTCATGAACAATATAATAATTTCTTCTTACTAATGCTTCTTTAAATCTAGTTTTGCGTCTTTGAAAACCGTCGGGAGGTTTTTCAATATTTTTTATAAGAGAGTCAAAATAATTTATTCTATTAACGCTATCTTCAAGTCTTATTAAATTAGAATCAATTAATGGGTTTTTACTTAATTTAACTGCTTTAATCCCACTATAATCCAAGCCCCTAAGATAATATAAACTATCTTGGTTATACTCTCGAATTAGAATTGTGCGTCCTAAAAGGTTACTTTCTATCTCTTCTAAAGTGTATAAATCTCTAGGGAGAAGTTCTCGAACTAAACCCGTAATAGTTACTTCACCATCTTGATTAGGTTCCGATACCCTCACATCTTTGTCTTTACCCAAAGTTACTAAATAACCTGGATTTGCTGCCTTGTCATAGGCATTTCCTTCGTAACGTCTTGTTTCAACTATATACTCATCACCTTTTTTTAAATTCCACAAATCTTGTGTTGTGTTAATAACATCTTGTTCCACAGTATTGTTTTTTTCAAGTGCTTCAATTGTAAATTCTTCTGCATATCTTTCTACGGGTATTCTTTGTACAGGTTTTTGTTCTTCTATAATTTTGTTTATACTATTTGCATTAGATTTTAATTCTTTCCGCGCTTTTGCTACAGTGTCATGCTTAAAATCAACTAATTTATTGCCTTCCCTACCATAAACGCCCCATCGGTATACAAGATTTTGAGGCTTAACAAACTTGCCAGTCAGCCCTCTTTTTATATGTTCTTGTCTAGTAAGAGGCCCTTTGTAAACTTTTAATGTTTCAGACTTAGATTTATTTAATTTGTAGGCCAATTTAACAAAAGTAAAATCATGACGATTAACGGAGCCAACATCATCCTTTAACCATGTGCTGGGACTTGAATCAAGGTCGTTATAATTTGTTTTTAATACTTCTTTTGCTAAACGCAAATTGTTTACAAATTTTTCTTGTTCAACCTTTTTTTGTTTGAGGAGTTTGATTTCTTCTTTGGGTGTTCTAGGTGCGTCTCCTGTTTCATTTGTGGCTTGCTCTTCGGGGGCTTTTTCTTCGGCCCCAGTTTTATAGGTAGTTTCTGCGTTTTCAATACTTACGATTTTAAATTCCTTTTGTTTACCAAAATCTGGGTTCACATCATAAGGACCTACCCTCGTATAAGTCTTTGGATTATAACTACCTGCCGCATCTCCCAAAATAGTTGCTTCAGTTTTACGGATATTATTAAAAATAAATTTTGTGAACTCTTGTAAATTACTAATCTGTTTTAATTTATCTACTACTTCAGTAAAATCAGTAATATTATTTGGTTGTTCAAAATCTTTTTTAAGGTCATCATATAATTTTTTTATTTCATTTACAGTATTTTCTACTTCGTAAGATTTAGCAGGGTCGCTCTTACCAAGAAGTTTGTAGACTTCAGAAATCTTATTATAAATATTCTTATTAAGTTCATCCTTTTTCATTATTTCTTTATCTAAAACATCAATGTTTTCTAAAAGTCTTTTATAATCTAATGGTAATTGTTCGGACAGTGGAACTGTACCATCTCCCTTTGAAGATTCCATCCATTGTTTAAGTAAAGATAAATCAGAATATGCTTGTTGAAATTGAATTAAAATCTGTTGTCCATGTACTGTTGGCGAAAAGTCTTCTCCAAATATAGCGCGCAAAGCAGTTTCGTTGTTTGTTAAAAAAGAATAGTGTAGGCTTTTGTGCGCTTCTAGTGAGCGTATAGCGCGATTTATTTTATTTACTTCAATATTAATAACTGCATTAATTTTCTCATCAGATTTATTTGCAGGATTTTTGATAATTTTTTCTAATTGAATATTTCTAATGGCTTTTAACTCATCAAGTTCATTATTAAATTTGTCTTGTTTAGTTTTGTCAGGTAAGTTTTCAATAAATTCGGTTGGAATAACTCTTCCGTCGTCTGTTTTTACTACGCTTCCACCATCCTCATTAAGAAATTTAGTACTGGGGATAATGTTTGTAGTTTCAGTCGTACCATCTGGTAATCGAATTACAACTTTAGTAGGTGTATTATTATTCTTGTCGTCAAAACTATCAACATAAACCCTTTCTAAAGAATTAATATCAGTAATAAGTGGTAATTGTTCGGTTTCATCTTTAATTGGTGCTTCTTCATCTTTAGGTTTTAGTGTTGGGGCTTCTTCAGTGGCAACTTCAGGTAGAGGTTCTGCTGCACCAGTTGGTGGTGGAGATGGCTTTTTGCCAGGTCCATTGGGGTCATACTGCTCGGGGCCTATAACTGGGGGAAGTACCGGGCCCTGTACCGGTGGTTCCTCGCTACCCTTAACAAGTTGTTTCTCTATATTTTTTCTTGCCCGGTCCATCTCGGCGATAGGACCAAATTTTCGATATGGAAGAGTCATGGTATGAAATAGTGCACCAATAGAAAAACTTTCTAACGCACCCTCATTGGTCTTTCTTAATAAATAATCAAAGTAAGTTTCACCCTGTCTAGGTTCATCAAGTTTTAACTTGTTATCAAGCATCGCTTGAACGGGCATCATTAAAACATTCACGCCACCCATTGTTGCGGCTTCACCCATAAATCTAAGAAAAGATGGGTTTAATTGACCAAAAGCGGGAAGGTATACAAAAGCAGCAGTAGGTAACGAAGAAACAAAAGATTTATAATATGCTTCATCTGTATTCATACCAGAGTTAATAAGGTTTTGCCTAGATTGTCCCATAGCACCAACAGCAAAATTAAAAGCAATTGGAGTTTGAGCCCCAAGTCTTTGCATTAACATCATGCTTTTAGAAGCCTCTTTTGCAGTATTGATACTTGCAATAGTTTTTGATGGGTTAATTCCACTACTCAATAGAGAAGTTGTTCTTGCAAGAACACCATTCGCAGTATAACCTGCTGCATTTTCAGCAATTGTTGCACCAACAACATTTGTCTTAACTAATTTTGAACCCAAACTTATACTCTTACCAAGCAATCCGGCAACTCTGGCAATTGGAATAAACGAAGGAGCCATATGCGCGGCTGTATGCAAACCCCAAGTTAAAAATGAACCAACACCTGTAACATCGTCAAATTTGTTTGTGTCACCCTTATCTCTTTGCACATAGTTAGACATATAACCAGACATTAAGGACGTTTCTGTACCCCATTTAGTTAAAATATTTTCGCTAGTATTTCTGGTAACTAAATCAAAAGCACCGCCAAAGAATTGAGCCGTACCTCCAGCCAAAGAGTCTAAACCAGACTGCAGGCTTCTTGTAATAGGTGTATCAATAAGATTAGTTAGACCCCTGGTCTCTAGATTTTTTTTCGTAGACTTTACTATTTCTTCTGTGTACAGTCTTCTATTTTTGTTTTCCACTTCCTCTAAATTAATTTTATTTACTTCATCCTCTGGAATAAATGACCACCAATAATTTGTATTGGGTAATAATCTGGATTCATAATTATCACCGCTTTTCCCAATGAAATTTAGTCTGTTGCGTGCAAGGTCGTCCCTCGTTGGATTAGATAAAGGTTCAAAAGTAGGATTTGGTTTTTTAATAGAGTTCTCTTCGGAACCAGAAACTTCCGTGGTTTCATTAATGCTATCTAGATTTGATTCTTCTTCTGACCCGCTATAAATCACTATTTCCTCACTATTGGGATTGGTTTAATTTGGTAATCAGTTACATTTCCCTTTTTATCGTACACAACAGTAATTTTAGAGTCAAAACTTGGACTTTTTCCTAAAACAGTAAAAAACTCACCCAAAGCCCTAGAAGTTAACTCAGTTGTTTTATTTACTTTAATCGGAGAATCTTTATAAAGGTCCCTATTTCCCTGTTTAAAAGCGTTACTGTTAACATGCTCAAGTGCTCTTGCAAAATTAACTTTAAAGGCTTGCGATGTACCAAGTTGTTTTATTTCTTCTTCGATTTTAGTTAACCTCGGACTTCTTGATTTGTTCCTCCAGTCAAATGTATCTTTAGCAATAAATTCTGTTGGATAACCATTTTCATCTTGTTTTATTATTTGATAACTAAGTCCACCCCAACTAAACTGTCTCATTGCAAGGTCAAACTTGCCAGAAGTTCGATTATTCCATTCTGAACCCTCTACACCACCCTTACCCAATGGTCTACCTTTTAATCCATCAGCAAGTGCCTGAACATCTGTTTTATCCAAAATATTTGAAAAATTAAAGTCTTTCAGTGCACCCGGAACTGCATTTGACATAATACCAGCAAGAAAAAATTTAACTGGGGCTGGTAGTGGTCGTAATGCTGAAGAGAATTCCAACGCACTGGATGACTCACTAGGTTTGCCAATAGCAGCCTTTGGAAGTTTTGTTTCATTTTTAAACTTTGAGTCAAGACCCTTAAAGAATGTGGCAAGAGTCGCAGCAAATGGAACAATTGGATTACTTGTGGCTGTTACATTCTTTTTGCCTACTTTTGTTTTTGAACCAGTAGGAGTTAAACTTTTTTCTACATTGTTATATATACTTTTGATTTCCCTCATAGAATCTTCAAACATACTTTCAACAGCGTTTTGCTTAGAACCACTAACATTCATCATAGCCATTGGAGGTACCTTATTTGATATTCCTAATCCCTTATTACTCGACGCATTCTTACTTGATAAACCAATACTGTTTGTAAAATAATTGAGAGCCCTTTTGCCGCCTTCAAATTCGGTCATAGCAAGAGCAATAGACTCAGTATCTTTTCCAGCAATTTTTTGATAATCACCAATTCCGGTTTTACCAGAAACAAAATCAATATATTTTTGAGTATCATTTTCACTTTTGGGTGCGTATTTATTTAAAAAAGAACTAAGACTGTGCCCCCTACTGGCATCAAGTTCAATTTGTCTCGTTAAAGCACTAAATCCTTCTTGCGGTGTTTTAAATTTAGCAAATCTTCCACCATTAGTTGCACCTGGTTGACCTTTAAATTCCAAGGCTCCGGGATTGTTGTACCTCTCAGATAGCGGTACCTTTTCATTACTGCTTGATTGGTTACTGTTTGTTGAACTTGATGGTGTTTTGATTTTAAAATCAATCATATTAGGCGGAAGGGGGGCCGATTTGGGTATAAAGAAAATCTCACCGTTTGTAGTACTTTGAACTGGCCTTCTTGGTCCGCCGTATACATCTTCTTTTGCTTCTGCATCAATTGACATTTGAAGAGTTTTATGATTTTCTCTTTTTAATGATAAATAAGAACCTGGTGGTAAGTTATAAAGTTTAATTTCCTTTTTGTTTGCCTCAGCAACACCGCCCATTTTACCATTTTCGTCTGGTACAATTCCTGCCTCTTTGGCTCTTGCATCGTTATAATCACCGGGGGCTCTAAAATATAACGGGTTTGCACCAATGGGTTTTCGGTCCGGGTCATCTTTCCACATATTATTTTTTAACGAACTCAATCCATCACTTATTTTATTACCTAAACCTTTTAACTTGTTAACATCCTCAGTTGAAAGTGGTTTACCACCCAACTGCAGACTAGATAAAAAACTTTTTTCATTTGAGGAAGAAGGTGATTGTTCTACCGCTGAATTTTTTGAAACACTATCTGTTGAATTTTTACTTTCAGGTTGAGTCCTCAAGTAATCATCAAAGATTTGTTGGGCAATAGAATAACTTGTTGGCACATCCATATTTTGAAAATCTGTTGTTTTCATTATATGAAGTGAAAGGTCTTTAAACCATTGTTGTTGCGCTTTTCTTACGTCCTCTTTTGTGCCGTTAGAAATACTGGTAGGAAAAGGTTTATCAAAACTTTTTTTAATAGCATCCATAGAAGTCGTATCTTGCTTTATTTGATTTACACGTTCTAACCAACCTTTATGTTGTTGAGCCATAATGCTAGGGTCTAAATAAAATTGTGTTTTGATAACTCCATCTGCATCAGTAACACTTACGGCCTTTATGGCATTCTTAACCAGGGCTTCTGTACTCGGATTGTTAAAAATTACATTTCCTTCTCCATCATCTAATCTCAATCCATTTAATATTGCTCTGGATAAACTTTTTTCTTTAAATAGGTCTGCAACGTCAATATTCGTTTTTTGTAACATTTCCATTAATTTAGGATTTGCTGATTGTCGTGTCAGTGCATCCATAAGATAGGCAACTCTATCGTCATTGTTTTCAGGCTTGCCTCTCATTAGTACGCTAGAGTTAAATGTGTCCATCAACCCATTCACAGCAGAAGTTGTGTCTAATTTCTCGCCAGCCGCATTATAAGCAAAAAAAGCAGAATCCCCACTTGTACCCTGTCCCCTTCTGGAACCCGAACCCGAACCACTTATCGCTGCTCTTAAATCACCAGTAAATTTAGTATACAGGTCTAGTGTTGTAAGTGAAGTCTCAGGTAATGGTTTTCCACTTGAATCTACGCCACCAGAAAAAATAAATGATGTAACTTGGTCACCGTTACCATCTATTGAAGTACCAATTTTTGCTGGCCTTCTATACTCTTCTGGAACCTGTTGTCGCTTTGAAGCGTAATAGTCAAATATAACTTTGCTAAATCTTTCGGAGTCCTGTAGTTGAATTGCTTCAATGGCTCTACTCTGTATATTGCTGTTCATTTGATTTTGGTAATCTTGTACTTGTTGAGTATATTGTTGAACTTTCTGGGGATTATTCTGATTGGTAGCAACCCGTAAAGCATCTTCTGCATTTAACAACTTAGTTAAAGTTGGGTCTATTTCTATCGGCTTGGGTGGTGAAGCCCCCACTCCGGTTATTGAAATTTGAGTCGAGGCTGTATCTGGAGTTGAAATTGCGGGCTGCTTAGGATTTACAATAGGGGGGGGATTCACCGCATTAAAGTAATCTTTCATAGACTGAGTTAAATTTTTATTAGTACTGTCTTTTTCTTTTTTGAGGTCGTCATCCCAACGCAACATATTAACTGTTTCTTTTACTTTTGCAAGATTTTCAGGCTCTAGGGATTTGCCAATTCCTGCCCCAAAACCCGCTAGTGCTACTCCAGACCAACCACTCATTGTAATTCTCCTAAGCCACTAGTGCTGAGTATTCATTGTAGGTTTGCATTTCAAAACCCAACTTAGAATAGTCAACAACATAATAGCCGTTATCAACAGAAACTGCAGATTCATAAGGCGTATTCAAGAGGTCTTGCGCCATGACCCCAACGTAAATTACATCGCTCCATCTGTATTGAAACTTATAAATTTTTAAATCGTTTTTATATTCTAAAAATTCTACATTACGTTTTAACCTGATGTCGGAAGGGGGAGTGGTAGTGGTAGTGGTAGTGTTTGTTTGTCCTTGACTATACATTCCATAACCTAGTGCTGCGTCACCAATTGTTTTTCCTGCCTGAGCATAAGCATTAGCAGCAGCCTGACCAAACGTACTCGCTTGTTGACCATACACTTGAGATTGATTTCCCATGCCTTGAGCATATACTTGTCCGGCATTTACTATCGATTGTGAACCGGGAGAAACTAATGAAGTTTGTAAATTTAATCTATTTAACAAACCTTGATTAAAAGCGGCAACTTTACCGGTTGCATTGGATAAACCTAGTTTAGTTAAGCGGTCATACTTTAGACCACCGTATTGACCCTGACCACCCATTTGAGTAACTTGTCTTACTTGGTCCGAATATTGATTAGAAATTTGACCACTTATTTGAGACCAATTGAGAGGTCCGTCTGAGTTTGCTAAAGCCATAAGTCTTTGCTGTAGAGGACCATAAAGTGCCTTTTGGTCGTTATACATGCTCTCACGGAATGCCAAATCTTTTTGTGCCATTGCCTCTTGTCTGCGTGCAGCATCCTCAGCAGCGGAAGCCGCTTTATTCCCACCAATAATTGAAGACGCTGCTCCAATTAACGCTGCACCTACTAACCAAGGACCTAAAGCCACACTATTCTCCTCATAAGAATATATATACCTTTATATTATCATTGTGTTTTCAACTACTTACAAGTTTGCCCAATAGTTAAAATAGTATTAATTAAATATCATGTTCCCCTGATACCGTCCACTCAGACTTACCGCTAAAGAAGACACTTCTAACGGCAATCTTAAAGGGGTAACTTAAATCAATAGCCTTGGGAGTCCAAGCCGACTTATAAACATAATGAGTGCTGTTCTCTGTGATGTGGGTACCAATTTTGACTTCTCTTAGGGGTGTCAGGTAGGAGGCTTGGTCTGATGGGTCGTAAATGTTGTTTAAAGCCTTATAGACCACTACCTCGAATCCAAGTGGCTGGTTAGAGGCTTTAGGATACGTAAAGCGTATATCGCCATATTTGGCGTCATATTTGACAACAATTAAACTTGATTCAACATAATCACCGGGACCCTCTCCGGGAAGGTATATAGTAATGGGTGTCTCTATGTAGTTTGTATTAATAAGTCCAGTAATACCAACAGTTAAAGACTTTTCCGTGTATGTACCTCTACTAGCAGTACTTGTTAAACTTATGGTAATGCTTGCCTCGTTTTCAAATAGCAAAAGTGGAGTTTCTCTCGTAATAGCAACGGTTAAACTTTTCTCTTCAACAATCGAAGCAATTGTTGTGTAATCATTAATCCCAACGGTTAGACTTCGTTCTTCAGAGGTCGAAGCAACTGTCATGTAATCATTAACACCAATTGTTAAACTGCTCTCTTCAATAATTGGAGCAACAAACATGTAGTTATTGATACCTACCGTAATAGAGGCTTCATCTTGACTTTGCATAGAAGCCGGAGTGGTTGTATAAACCGTCAGCGTACTTAAAGCAGAATCGGATGTAATACTACTCGGCTGATTTACATATACTTCTATAGAGGATTCAACATAAGACATTTCATACCTATTGAGTGGCTGTTACCCTTAGCGTGAAAGTCGTTGTTTCTGTGATTTGAGTTGTAACAGCAACACCGCTAGTACAAGCAATGCTTGTTGCACCACCCGTGAACGTACCTTTGCTTCTAGTTATTGAACCAGAGCCATTACTAAATGTTGGTGTTATCTGAAAACTGGCACCTGAGTCAACAGTCTGACTAGAAGATGTAAATCCAGAAATAGTTGGATTTAAAGCAGAGGCTGTAACTGTTGCGGTTCTTTGGTCACCATAACCTGCTTCATTTTTAACTTCTAGGGTATAAACGGTTTCAACGATAGGTTTTGCAACCGTATAAGTTGTACCACTTACAACATTATTTATTGTAGTTGTTCCATAAACAATTTTAGCAATGGTACCTGAACTTGGAGTGTACGTTGGAACAAGTAGTACATTATTGCCAGATACAGTAGCCGTAAAAGCAGATATCTGCGGCAATGTTAAAACACTTATTTCTTTTGTCATTTGGTCAGAATTTGGAGACGCAATAGCACTATTAACTGCAGTTATTGTATAGGTTAAAGTACCCGTTGCTGTAGGAGTAATGGCAGCACTTTGAACGCCATTAGCAACACTTAATCCTGGAGCAGAAATACCGCTTCCGGTAATAAGACACGATGTATAATCATTAAAAATATCTACAGTAAACTTTACAAATCCACCAATAGTAAGTTGATTTTTATCTGCAGTAACACTCAAAATAACAGGTGCTGGGGTTACTCCCGTTGGACCTCCACCTCCACCTCCACCTCCACCTCCATCTTCAACTGGAGAAATAATTATTTTGGCTTTAGCCTCGGCAGGGTCAAGGAAATACTTACTAAATAACTCTTTACGTGCCATATCTATTCTCCATTATCTATTGTATCACTATGGTATTTGTCAATTAGCCTATCCAAAATATCCCCAATAGGCTCGCTATAGAGAGAGGTATCCAATTTCCCATTAGGCAGAACCCTTGTTAATACTTGGTCTTGAGTTGTGTCAATAATAATTTCACCCCCACTGTAAACGAGTTTCTCAATAAATTGAGTCTCTGGATGGCAGTGGATAATAACTTCTAGGTGGGTAGGTTTTGACATAAATACCTTAAGGTGTGTAAATAATATAACAGTCGTAGATTTTGAACCCAATGTCGCTTTCGTAAGTTATAGTTCCATATTGGATACAGGATGCCCCCCATTCTTCCATTTGATAAGCAACACAGGTGTTATAGTCCGTCTCCGTAATGCGTGCTTTTCTGTACCCAACCTTAACCTTTATATAATTAAGATTGTTATTGGCCCCTAAACTAAATGTCGCTGTTTGTACAGACGAACTGCTTGCATCAGAGAAACTTTTTGTTGCAATCGTTGAAAGATTGGCACTATTACTTGTTTGCATAATACTGAGCGTTGTGGAAGCATCGCCTGTAGCAGAATTATAACTGGTATCCCAACCGTACTTTAAATACAAAGTTGCACTAGAGTAGGCTTGAGAAGCAAATTGTATATAACCAAACTGGTTAACACTTATATTGTAAGCCGTGGGCAAAGGTTTACCAGAGGTGCTTGTATCATCGTAACTGCCATCGACAGTGTTACCCGAATCCCACCAAGTAAGGTTTGCATCGGTTGTAAATGTATTAGGTCTTACATTAACTTGTGCTTGCCATACAGTTGACCAAGCACCATTAACTCTGGCTTTTACCGCTGTGCAAT